TTCGAGCGTCCAAGTTTCCAAAGGATGATTGATGACATCGAAGACGGGAAAATCAACTGCGTTGTCACAAAGGATTGTTGTGCGATAATGGGACTAAATCAGAAAGACCTTGAAAATCAAGGGATTCTGGCTTAGTCCCTTCTTTTTTGACCTAAAAGAGGAACAATCGCTCAACAATCGGCGCACAGGATCAAAACCGGCTGGCGGTGGCTATGGAGGTACACTGCATAAGCCCTTCCCGTTGCGCTGCCCACAACGAAAGGAGTCCATCATGAAACAGGGAACTTTGGTTTATGACCACGCAACGGATCGGTACGACATTCGCTTTGACCTTGACTGCTACTACGGCGGTCTGCACTGCGGGGAATGCTTCGATGTCATGGTCAGGGGCAAGTGGAAACCCACCCGGATCGAAATGGCTGCGGACTGGTATCTGGTCGGCATCCGCACGGACGATTTGCAGGGATTGAGGGTGAGGATGTGAAGACTTTTCTCAAGGAAGTGCTGCTTCCTCTGCTGATTGCCCTTTGTCTTGCCGCATTCTTCAAGCCGGTCTATATGGCGGACGGCGTATGTGACTACTTCCTGATGTGGCTCTGTGTCGGCTTCCCATTCGGCATCCGCAGGATGTGTCTCTGGCTCGTCCCCTTCGGTTACGGCATATCCGGCACAGTAGGAATCTTCGCACTCAACATCATCATCGGCGGTCTTATCGGCGGACTCGCCCTGATTGTTGGGCTGCTGCTCGGCATCATCCATACCATCCGAGAAATCATCTGAATATCTGAAAAGCTAAGAGGGTTTGTTTCATTCTCCAATTCGGAGCATGAAGCAAACCCTCTTTTTTTGTTGCCCGAAAGCTGGAACAATCTGCCTCTTGCAGATGACGGCGGTGCGGCGAGGAAAGGAGAGAAAACAAAATGAGCTACATGACAGCCGGTAAGCTGCAAGCCTTTGAAGCCCTCATGAAGGAGGTACCCGGCCACAACCACTATGACAGCGGATGCGACGGGATCTGCCCGGAATGTCGGTCGTGCTGTTTCCATCGTCCCTACTGGAAATATCAAACCTGTGTCTTCGAGGAATGTCCCTATTCCCCGGTGAAGCTGTCAACGCTGCGCTGTCAGCCGGTGATGGCAAGGGAGGGATAACCGCATGGCAGTCTATCGCGTCAACAAAAACCGTGGCTACACGGTCATGGCAAATTACCATCTCAGGGATAAAACCCTGTCCCTCAAGGCCGTGGGGCTACTCTCCAAAATGCTGTCCTTCAACGATGGCTGGCAGTTCTCAACGAAAGGTCTTTCGGCGATCTGCAAGGAAGGCCCCGATGCTGTTCTGGCAGCTCTCAGGGAGCTTGAAGATCACGGCTACCTTATCCGTCACAGGCAACGCGACGCCAAGGGCAGGATGAGCAACACGGTCTTTGAGATTTACGAACAGCCACAACCGGTTTCTCCACACAGGGAAAATCCAGATGTGGATAATCCAGATATGGATAATCCACACATGGAAAACCCACATGGGGAAAATCCCGCACAATTAAATACCAATCAAGTAATTAACAACCAAAGAAATAACTCTCTGAATAAGTATCAATCTATCAATCTTGATGGGATGGACAGGATGGATGAACGGGAGCAATACAGGGAATTGATCCGGGATAACCTTGAGATCGACATCCGCTCTCAGGACAGGCACTATGACCTTGACCGGGTAAATGAAATTGTCGAGATCATGCTGGATGCCGTCTGCTCCACAAGCCCCACCATCCGTATCAACGGAGAAGATATGCCGCAGCCGGTGGTCAAATCACGCTTCCTCAAGCTGGACAGCGGCCACATTGACTATGTGCTCCAAGCGATGAACGATTGCCCTTCCGACATTCGGAACATCCGGGCATATCTGCTTACGGCGTTGTATAACGCTTCACTGACCATAGACAACTACTATTCAGCCCGCGTGAACTACGATTTTCACGGAAAAGGCTGATGCGTAAGCCTTCTCAATCAACTTAAAGGGGGTGAGATGAAAACATGATCCACATTTTACACGGTGTCCCGCCTTAGTGACAGGATTGCCCCGCAAATCTCAGAAAGGAGGTCCCCATGCAGGATGAAGTAAATACCAAAGTTGTTGCGATTGCCATTAAGGGCGGCAGGATCACTGCGGAAGTGCTGAAAAAGGCGCTCGCCAAATTCATTGAGGAAATTGAAAAGGCCGAAAAGCAAGCCTCTCAGCCCAAGACCTACCGGGGCAAGCAGTCCATCAAGCACCTTGTCGAGCAGAACGCCGCAATCAGCAACATCGAAGTGACCGACGGAAACATCAAGTCTTTCGAGCGTACAGCGAACAAGTACGGGATCGACTACGCGCTCAAGAAAGACACCTCTGAGCAGCCGCCGCGCTATCTCGTCTTCTTCAAAGGCCGGGATGTGGATGTGATGACTCAGGCGTTCAAGGAGTTTTCCGCCAAGACGGTCAAGCAGAAAGAAAAGCAATCCCTCAAGCAGAAGCTCTCCCGCAGCAGGGAGCAGTCTAAAGCCCAGCACAAGGAGAAGGTCAAGGTTAAGACGAAGGATCGGGGCGTTGAGCTATGAAAAAGAAACTCGACATCAAAAAGCTCGTCCTTCTCAATCTCCCGTATGTGTTCGCCTTCTACTTTGTGGATAAGCTGGCGGCAGTCTTCCGGCTGGCTCCCGGCACAGAGTTCATCGACAAGCTCACCGGCGGCTTTGCCAATTTCGGCGCAGCGTTCGCTAATCCGCTCCCCAGCTTTCATCCAGTAGACCTTCTCATTGGTGTGGCCGGAGGCGCGTTGCTCAAGCTGGCCGTCTACATCAAAGGCAAAAACCGCAAGAAATTCCGCCAAGGGGAGGAATACGGGTCAGCGCGTTGGGGACGACCGGAAGACATCCGGCCTTACATGGATGATGACTTTTCCAACAATGTCATTCTCACCCAGACCGAAGGGCTGACCATGAACAGCCGTCCGAAGCAGCCGAAGTACGCGAGGAATAAGAACATCCTTGTCATCGGTGGTTCCGGCTCGGGTAAGACCCGCTTCTTCGTGAAGCCCAACCTGATGCAGATGCACAGCTCCTATGTGGTCACTGATCCCAAGGGTACAGTGTTGGTCGAATGCGGAAAGATGCTTGAGAAAAACGGTTATATCATCAAGTCGCTGAATACGATCAACTTCCGAAAATCCATGCACTACAACCCGTTCGCCTACATCCGCAGCGAAAAAGACATCCTCAAACTGGTCAATACGATCATCGTCAACACGAAGGGAGATGGCGATAAGTCCGGGGAGGATTTCTGGGTCAAGGCTGAAAAGCTCTACTATACCGCCCTCATCGGCTATATCTGGTACGAAGCGCCAGAACACGAGAAAAACTTCACTACCTTGCTCGAATTGATCAACGCTTCGGAGGCCAGAGAGGATGACGAGACTTTCAAAAATCCCGTTGACCTCATGTTCGATGAACTGGAAGAGCGCGACCCTGACCACTTCGCGGTCAAGCAATACCGTAAATATAAGTTAGCCGCTGGCAAAACCGCCAAGTCGATCCTGATTAGCTGCGGCGCACGGCTCGCCCCGTTTGACATCGCGGAGCTGCGGGAGCTGATGAGTTACGACGAGATGGAGCTGGATTGCATCGGCGACCGCAAGACGGCGCTGTTCGTCATTATCTCTGATACCGACGATACCTTCAACTTTGTCGTGGCGATTATGTACTCCCAGCTTTTTAACTTGCTCTGCGACAAGGCGGATGATGTCTACAATGGGCGGCTTCCCGTCCATGTGCGCTGTCTGCTCGACGAGTTTGCGAACATCGGTCAAATCCCGAAATTCGACAAACTGATTGCTACGATCCGAAGCCGGGAAATCTCAGCATCCATCATCTTGCAGTCCCAGAGCCAGCTCAAGACCATCTACAAGGACGCGGCGGACACGATTGTCGGCAACTGCGACTGTACGCTCTTCCTCGGCGGCAAGGAAAAATCCACTTTGAAGGAACTCAGTGAAATCCTCGGAAAGGAGACAATCGACCTATATAACACATCAGAAACCCGTTCGACCAACAACTCATACGGCCTGAACTATCAGAAGACCGGCAAGCAGCTCATGTCGGAGGACGAAATCGCTGTCATGGACGGCGGCAAATGTATTTTGCAGCTTAGAGGCGTGAGACCTTTTCTCAGTGACAAGTACGACATTACGAAGCATCCAAAATACAAAATGCTGTCCGACTACGATAAGCGCAACGCCTTTGACATCGAGAAATACCGTTCTCACAAGCTGGTAGTCAAGCCCACCCAAACCTTCGACCTCTATGACATGGGAGAGGTTGAAGCCGATTGAAGCCCCGTCATGCACTGCGCATGGGCAATGCCCAAAGCAGAACAATGACGGGGCTTCTATTTTTTTACCCATTTTCAATAATTCACACTCAAAAATCAAGGAGGTCACTCTATGGAATTTATCAATCAGGCGGTTACGGTCCTTCAGACGCTCGTTGTTGCCCTCGGTGCCGGTCTGGCTGTGTGGGGTGTGGTCAACCTCATGGAGGGGTACGGCAATGACAATCCCGGTGCCAAGTCCCAGGGCATCAAGCAGTTGATGGCCGGTGGCGGCGTGGTACTCATCGGCACGACCCTCATCCCCCTGCTGTCCGGTTTGTTCTGATCACCGGTTCGCGTGTCCACATGGGAGGGCGCGAAATGCCGCGCTCTCCCTTCATTTTTAATCAATTTCCAACATAAGGAGGTCATTTATGGAATTTATCAATCAGGCAGTTACCGTTTTGCAGACCCTCGTTGTCGCCCTTGGCGCTGGCCTTGCCGTGTGGGGCGTGGTCAACCTCATGGAGGGGTACGGCAATGACAATCCCGGTGCCAAGAGCCAAGGAATCAAGCAGTTGATGGCCGGTGGTGGTGTGGTACTCATCGGCACGACCCTTATCCCGCTCCTGTCTGGCCTGTTCTGATCCGGCAGCCCCAGCATAACCGAAAGGTGGTGAAATATTGGGATTTATCCTTGAAAAAATCGAGGAAGCCATAAAAGAGCTTCTGATCGGCTGGATTGAAAGCAACATGACCAATATGTTCACCGATGTCAACGACAAGGTAGGGACGATAGCTGCTGAGGTAGGCAAAACGCCCTCTTCATGGGATAGCAGCATATACCAGATGATCCGGGGACTATCCGAAAATGTGATAGTCCCCATCGCTGGTATCATCATCACCTTTGTCCTGTGTTACGAGCTGATCTCCATGATCACCGAGAAAAACAACTTGCATGACATGGACACATGGATGTTCTTCAAGTGGTTCTTCAAGGCGGCTGTGGCGATCTACCTCGTTACCAATACCTTTGACATTGTGATGGCGGTCTTCGACATCGGTCAGAATGTCGTAGCCGGTGCAGCCGGTGTCATAAGCGGCGACACGAACATCGACATCGAATCCACTCTTGAACAAATGCGCGCCAGCATGGAAACGATGGGTATTGGCGAACTGCTTGGCCTGTCCATAGAGACGCTGCTGATCAGCCTGTGCCTCAAGATCATGTCCATTCTCATCACGGTCATTCTCTATGGCCGTATGATTGAGATTTATTGCACCGTGAGCATCGCGCCCATTCCCATTGCGACGATGAGCAACCGCGAATGGGGCAGCATCGGCACGAACTACCTCAAAGGGCTGTTCGCGCTGGCATTCCAAGGCTTCCTCATCATGGTGTGCGTTGCGATCTATGCCGTGCTCATCAACAACATGATCATCGCAGCCAATATCCACTCGGCGCTATTCTCGGTGGCAGCTTATACGGTCATTCTTTGCTTCTCCCTGTTCAAGACAGGTTCGCTTGCAAAGTCACTATTCAATGCCCACTGAGAAAGGAGGGTCAACTTGAAGAAATACTCCGTGATCTACGCCGACCCTCCGTGGCGGTACAAGGTCTACTCAAAGAAGGGGCTTGGCCGCTCAGCGGAAAGTCATTACCCGACCATGAGCCTTGAAGACATCAAGGCTCTGCCTATTGGAGAGCTTGCAGCAAAAGACTGTGCGCTCTTCATGTGGATTACCTTCCCCTGTATGCAGGAGGCGTTCCAAGTCCTTGAAGCATGGGGATTTGAATACAAAACGACGGCTTTTGTCTGGATCAAGCAGAACCGGGTGTCCGACAGTCTCTTTTGGGGCATGGGGTACTGGACACGGGCAAACGCTGAACTCTGCATCCTTGCAACGAAAGGCCATCCCAAACGGGCAAGCCCCGGTGTGCATCAGGTCATCATGAGCCACATTGAAGAGCACTCCAAGAAACCGGAGGAAGCCCGAAACCGCATCGTCCAGCTCATGGGCGATGTCCCGCGCATCGAACTTTTCGCCCGCCAGTCCCCCGAAGGCTGGGATGTATGGGGCAATGAGGTCGAATGCAGCATCACTCTTGGAAAGGAGGTTCCCAATGGCGTTTGTACCGGTTCCGAAGGATCTGAATCGTGTCAAGACGAAGGTCATGTTCAACCTGACAAAGCGGCAGCTCATCTGCTTTGCGCTGGCTGCGGCAGCGGGTGTCCCGATCTTCTTCCTAACTAAGCCCAGCCTCGGCATCTCCACCTCGGCAATGCTGATGGTGGTCATCATGCTCCCGTTTATCTTCTTCGCTCTCTATGAGAAGGACGGGCAACCGGCTGAAAAAATCCTCGGTCATGTGATCAAGTCCATGTTTCTGAGGGATAAAGTGCGGCCATACCGCACGAACAACCTATACGCTGCGATCCAGCAGGAAATCAAAGAGAAGGAGGAATTGCAGATTGCACAGCAGCACGAAAAAGGCCGCAGAGCCTAAGCGGCTTACCAAAAACGGCAAGGTGTACGGCGATCTTCTCTCCGCTGAGGAAAAGAAGAAGCTGGTCCTGCAGAAGAAAAAGGACAAGAAGGCAAAGAAAGTCCGCAAATCGGCGCAGCAGACCATCCCCTATGTGGAGATGTGCCGCGACGGCATCTGCAAGGTCAACAGCCGTCTTTATACAAAGACTATCCGTTTCAACGACATCAACTATCAGCTCGCCCAGAACGAGGACAAGACGGCTATCTTCGAGAACTGGTGCGACTTTCTGAACTACTTTGACAGCTCGATTTTTGTCCAGTTCTCTTTCATCAACCAGAGGACGAGCATCAGCGAGTTCAAGAAGCAGATCAACATCCCGGAGCAGGATGACGAGTTCAACGACATCCGCAGCGAGTATTCCGAGATGCTGCAAAACCAGCTCACGAAGGGCAACAACGGCCTCATCAAGCGCAAGTACATTACCTTCGGCATTGAGGCCGACTCCCTGCGTATGGCGAAGGCCAAGCTGGATCGGATTGAGACGGACATCCTCAACAATTTCAAAACCCTCGGTGTGAAGACCGAGCCGCTGTCCGGCTACGAACGGCTGAAAGTGCTCCATGATGTGTTCAACATGGACTCGAACGAGCCGTTCCGCTTCTCCTTTGACATGGTAGCCCGGACGGGACTCAGCAGCAAAGATTTCATCGCGCCCACTTCCTTCGACTTCCGTGAAGGCAAGTGCTTCAAGATGGGCAAGGCCATCGGCGCAGTGAGCTTCCTGCAAATCCTCGCGCCGGAACTCAATGACCGGATGCTGGCTGACTTCCTCGACATGGACAGCAACATCACGGTCAATCTTCATATCCGCACGATTGATCAGGCGAAAGCCATCAAGAGCATCAAGATGAAGATTACTGACCTCGACAAGATGAAAATTGAAGAGCAGAAGAAGGCCGTGAGAAGCGGATATGACATGGAAATTATCCCGTCCGACCTTGCCACCTACGGCGGTGAGGCCAAGCGCCTGTTGCAGGACCTTCAGACGCGCAACGAGAGAATGTTCCTTGTGACCATCCTCATCATGAATACCGCTGCCTCCCGCCAGAAGCTCGAAAACGCCATCTTCCAGACGGCTTCCATTGCCCAGAAATACAACTGTGCGCTCAAGCGGCTGGACTTCCAGCAGGAAGAAGGGCTGATGTCCTCTCTTCCGATTGGCCTGAATCAGATCGAGATTGAGCGCGGGCTGACCACCTCTTCGACGGCGGTGTTCGTCCCGTTCACGACGCAGGAGCTTTTTCAGAACGGCGAGGCGCTGTATTACGGGCTGAATGCGCTCTCCAACAACATGATCATGGTTGACCGCAAACAGCTCAAAAACCCGAACGGTCTGATCCTCGGCACCCCCGGCTCCGGCAAGAGCTTTTCAGCGAAGCGGGAAATGACCAACGCCTTCCTCATCACAGAAGATGACATCATCGTCTGCGATCCCGAGGCGGAGTATTATCCCCTTGTGCAGAAGCTCGGCGGTCAGGTCATCCGCATCTCGCCGGTAAGCACCGACTACATCAACCCGCTGGACATCAATGTGAACTACTCGGAAGAGGAAAACCCGCTGACTTTGAAGTCTGACTTCATCCTCTCCATGTGTGAGCTGATTGTGGGCGGCAAGGACGGGCTGCAACCGGTGGAAAAGACCATCATCGACCGCAGCGTTCGCAAGGTGTATCAGGACTATCTTGCCGATCCGGTCCCTGAGAAGATGCCTATTCTCGAAGACCTCTACAACATCCTGCGCAGTCAGAGTGAGCCGGAGGCACAGCGTATCGCCACTGCCCTTGAAATCTATGTGCATGGCTCGCTGAATGTCTTCAATCACCGGACGAATGTGGATGTGAATAATCGCTTCGTCTGCTATGACATCAAGCAGCTCGGAAAGCAGCTCAAGAAGCTTGGGATGCTCATTGTGCAGGATCAGGTCTGGAACCGTGTGACCATCAACCGCGCCCAGCACAAAGCGACGCGCTACTACATGGACGAGTTCCACCTTCTGCTCAAGGAAGAACAGACAGCCGCCTATTCCGTCGAAATCTGGAAGCGGTTCAGAAAATGGGGCGGGATTCCGACCGGGATCACCCAGAATGTCAAGGATTTGCTGGCTTCTCGTGAGATTGAGAACATCTTTGAGAACTCCGACTTCGTTTACCTTCTGAACCAGGCATCCGGCGACCGGCAGATCCTCTCGAAGGCACTGAACATCTCGCCCAGCCAGCAGAACTACATCACCAATTCCAACGCCGGTGAAGGCTTGATCTTCTACGGCTCGACCATCGTCCCCTTCAAGGATGACTTCCCGAAGGACACGATGCTCTATCGTTACATGACCACCAAACCCGAAGAAACCTTGCAGAATTAAGGAGGACTACCTTTATGAAAAAGAATATGAATGAGAACTTTGAGATCACCGTTGACGATATGACCGAGATTTTCGGCGATACGCCGGTTGAGATGAGCTTCCGCGAGGTCAAGGAAGGCATGGACAGCTTCTTTGGCCTGATGGGGCTGACCGTGGAGCTGGTCAACCTGATCCGCAAGGAGGACGAGCTGAAAAAGCACCACCGCGCTTACCTCCATGTCCGCGAGGAAATCGCCGAGTGCGCCAATGAGGCGACGGAGGTCATCGGCGGTATTCTTGACTCCATTCAGGAGAAAGAACACATCTACCGTGTGTCCGGCACTCCTTCCGCTTTTGATATGGATGAGGAAGACGAGTATGAGGATGATTTCGTCACCATCCCCAAGGAGAAGTATGACAGCATGATTGAGGATCTGCTGACGATGGCCGAGCTGATCGACATGGTATCGGATATGCGCACCAAGGATGTCCGCACCATTCAGGAGTTTGGCAAGTTCATCCCGGCCTATGCGGCCTACGAGCGCAACCGCCTTTCCCTGTACCGCGAGGCGGCAAAGGAGGCCGAGTCCATCATCGACCGCTGGGAGGATGAGCTGGACGAGGACTACGAGCCGGACGAGTATTTCTCCGACTGATTGCGCATCAAGTCTCGCAGAAAGGAGGGAGTCCCCATACAGCTTGATCACATTTACACCGGCGATTGTCTCGAAGTCCTCAAAACGCTGCCCGATGAAAGCGTCCATTGCTGCATCACCTCCCCGCCGTATTACGCGCTGCGCGATTACGGTGTGGACGGGCAGATCGGCAGAGAGGCAACGCCAAAGGAATACATCTCGCGCCTGACGGAAGTGTTCGCCGAAGTCAGGCGCGTACTGCGCTCAGATGGGACGCTCTGGCTTAACATCTCCGACACCTATGCCGGGAAAGGCAATCAGGGCGGCTATGTGGACGCAAAAAATCCCAAGGGCAGAAATGGTCAGGCTGTGGCTCTTAACTACAAGGTTAAGGACTGCAAGCCCAAGGACATGATCGGCATCCCGTGGATGCTGGCCTTTTCGCTCCGCGACTCCGGCTGGTATTTGCGCAATGACATTATCTGGATGAAAGAAAACCCGATGCCGGAGAGTGTCAAAGACCGCTGCGCCCGCTGCTATGAACACATCTTCCTGTTCTCAAAGTCACGGAAGTATTTCTTTGACTACAAGGCCATTTCCGAGCCGATTGCTCCCGGAACAGCGAGCAGGCTCAAGCGTGGGGTCAAGGGAAGCAACAAATACGGGGAACCTATCCCCGGACAGGCAAAGCAGCAAACCATCAATCTTTGCCGGGAACATGGCGAGATCACCGATGGCATGATAAACCCGCTGCGCAACAAGCGGGATGTCTGGATTATCAACACCGTCCCCTTCAAAGGCGGTCACTATGCCGCATACCCGCCTAAACTGGTTGAAACCTGTCTGCTTGCCGGATGCCCGAAAGACGGCGTTGTCCTTGATCCCTTCATGGGAAGCGGCACAACCGGCATGGTCGCAAAGCAGCTTGACCGTCACTATGTCGGGATCGAGTTAAATCCTGAATATAAAGAACTTGCCGAGGCGCGGATTGGAGGTGAAATTTGATGCCTCATGATGAATTGAAGCCAAAAGACCGGGTTGTCCTGCGGATGACCAGAGACGGCGCTGTGGAAGAAAACCTCACCGAAGGCACCTCAGAAAAAGTGTCAAAACGGCTTGAGGACGCCCAGCTTGTCGCGCCCCATGACACGGAAACCGGCGATATTGCCGAAGAGGTCAATAAGCGGCGGCAGCTTCGTCCTGATGAGCTGGAAGACGCAGTGAGTCAGGCTCAAGCCGAAACACAGTCCGCAGATGCGGCGCAAGAGTACAATCCGGGCGATCTACCCGTCAGCGATGATCCCACATCTCACACTCTGCACTCTGAGACATACCGCACCCATTCCGTTGATTACGGAAAAGCATTTGCCGATACCGCTGTTACCGGTAAGGTCAGCAGACCTCGCGCTGAAAGGCAGATTGATGGAGAGTCCGTTCTGGAAAGAGCGGCGGAAACCTCCGCAGAGATGCCGGACCTTGGCGGCGATGCCCCTGCTTCCAGCCGGATTGAACGGTTGGAGCGAAAATCTCAGAAGGCGCATGAGCGTCTGGATGCCGCCCGTGAGAAGCTGCCCACCAAGAAGGTGCTGAAAAAAGAGCGCGTCTTTGACGAGGAAACCGGTAAAGGGAAAACCCGCCTCTACTTTGAAGACGAGCTGAAAGTCCCCAAGGGACAGAGCAAATTGCAGTTTGAGGCAGACAAGACCGTCCGCAAGGTCGGCGATACGCTTGCCTCTGGCATCCACGGCAAAATCCATGAGGTGGAGCAGGAAAACTCCGGCGTGGAAGCTGCCCATAAGACGGAGATTGCCGCCGAGTCCGTTGTCCGCCACTACCAGCATCACACAGAGCGCAGTGCAAACAAGCCGTTCGAGAAGGTGTCCAAGCTGGAGCAGAAGGCCGAGACCGCTGATCGGAAGCTCCATTTTGAGAAGACGGTCGCCGAAAATCCTGAGATGAAGACTTCCCGTGCCAATATGAATAAGCACTACCAGAAGCAGCACATCAAGAAGGAATACGCTGCGGCTCGCAAGGCCGGGGCGCAAACAGCCTCCACCGCCACCAAGTCCACCGGTAAAACCGTCCGGGAGAAAGCGTCGGATAAGGTCAAGGACTTTATCTCCAAGAACAAGAAGGTTTTTGCGTGGCTGGGCGTAGGACTAATGATCCTGATTCTGTTGTCCGCCGGGATTAGCTCCTGCACAGCAATGTTCACCTCTACTACCTCGTCTGTCATCGCCACTTCCTACCTCAGTGAGGACGATGCCATGACCGGTGCGGAGGCGCAGTATTGTCAGATGGAGGCGGAGCTGCAATCGTATCTGGATAACTACGAGAGCACACACGACTACGACGAGTACCACTTTGACCTTGACGCGATTGAGCACGATCCCTATGTGCTGATCTCCATTCTATCCGCCTTCAATGAGGGAGAGTTCACACTGGACGAAGTTCAGGGGCTTCTTCAAACGCTCTTTGACCGGCAATACATCCTCACTGAGGATGTGGAGGTTGAGGTGCGTTACCGGACCGAGACCCGGACGGGGACAACGACTGTCACCGATCCCGAAACCGGCGAGACCAGCACGGAAACTTACACTTACGAAGTCGAAGTCCCGTACAACTACTACATCTGTACCGTTACGCTGGAAAACTTTGACCTCTCCCATTTGCCGGTCTACATCATGAATGAAGACCAGCTCTCCATGTACTCAGCCTATATGTCAACGCTGGGCAACCGTGAGGATTTGTTCCCCGGCTCTGGCTATGTGGACAAGTACATTGAAAACCCGCCTGATGACTACACGGTCAATGCGGCGTATCTGACAGACGAGAAGTTCGCCACACTCATCGCGGAGGCAGAAAAATATCTCGGCTACCCGTATGTCTGGGGCGGCTCAAATCCATCCACTTCCTTTGACTGTTCGGGATTTGTCAGCTATGTTCTCACAAACAGTGGACTTGTCAACACCGGGCGGCTGGGTGCGCAGGGGCTTTACGATGTCTGTTCGCCTGTTTCCAGCGCTGATGTGAAGCCGGGGGATCTTGTCTTCTTTGTCGGCACATACGACACACCGGGCGTTTCCCATGTGGGAATCTATGTGGGCGACAATGTGATGTTGCACTGCGGCGATCCCATCCAGTACACATCAATCAACACTTCCTACTGGCAGTCTCACTTTTATGCCTTTGGAAGACCCAACTACTAAGCGAAAGGAGCGTTTTTATGAACCCGAAATATCAGAAGATTTGCGCGGAAATCGCCAAAACCGAGAAGAAGGTCGAGGACCTGCAGGGGCAACTCAAGGAACTGTACGACAAGAAAACCGAGCTGGAAAACCTTGAAATCGTCAACACCGTCCGTGCAATGGTCATGGACAAGGATCAGATCATGGCATTCCTTGCCGCGATGAAGGACAGCAAGGCGGAAAAGCCTACCACTACCCAGCAGGAGGTGACGGACAATGACTAAGAGAAAAGGAATCCGCCTTTTGGCGGCACTTGCACTGTGCTTCACGCTTTGTATCTCGTTCACTGTACCCGCATTCGCCTATGCGGATGATACCGAGCAGGACCTTCCGGTCACGGAGGCGACCCAGCCCGAGGCAACACCGGAAACCGCAGCACCCGAAGAGCCTGAACCGTATGAGGGCGAGCCGATTGACGGTGAAGGCAACGCTTATACCCGTGATCTGCTCTATGACAAGGCGACGAATAAGCAGTTCATCACAGTACAGACCAAGACCGGCAACACCTTCTATGTCGTGATCGATTACGATGCGCCCATCAACGAGGAAGAGGAACAGTATCAGACCTATTTCCTCAACATGGTGGACGAGGCCGATCTGCTTGCCCTGTTGGATGAGGAAACGGCATCTTCGCTTACTACCTGTAACTGCGATACCCGCTGCGAAGCCGGAGCTGTCAATACGGAATGCCCTGTCTGCAAAACAAACATGAGCGAGTGTACCGGCGCTGTGCCTGAGCCGGAAGAGCCGGTCGAGGACGCGGAGGTCGAAACGCCCGAAGAGCCGGAAAGCTCTTCCCCGAACATTGCCCTGATCATCGGTATCATCGCGCTGGTCGGCATCGGCGGTGGTGCATATTACTACATCAAGTTCGTTCGCGGTAAGAAGCAGAAGGACGAGGATCTGGATTTCTTCGATGACGAGGGCTATGAGGAAGAGCCGTATATCAACGAGGATGAAGAGCCTGTCATTGCAGACGATGAGGATGACGAGGCTGAAACCAAAGAAACGGAGGAATCGATTTGATCTTAGTGATTGCGGAAAAACCGAGTGTTGGAGCCGCCATCGGGAAGGTTCTGGGCGCAACCTCCCGTAAGGACGGCTATCTCGAAGGAAACAACTACATCGTCTCGTGGTGCGTTGGTCATCTGGTGGGGCTTGCAGACGCAAGCTCCTATGATGAGCGCTTTGCCAAGTGGCGGTACAGCGATCTTCCCATCGTCCCGGAGGAATGGCTGTTTGAAATCCCGAAGGACAAGCAGAAGCAGTTCAAGGTGCTGCGTGACCTTATGCGCGATAAGCGTGTAACCGAGCTTGTCTGCGCCACCGATGCGGGGCGCGAGGGCGAGTTGATTTTTCGGTTGGTCTACAAGAAAGCCGGTTGCACGAAGCCTTTCAAACGCCTGTGGATCAGCTCGTTGGAAGACAGCGCAATCCGAGAGGGCTTTGACCATCTGCGGGACAGCAGCGAGTATGACCGGCTCTACGAAGCCGCCCTTGCCCGTTCCAAGGCGGACTGGATTGTTGGGATCAACGGTACAAGGCTGTTCTCGACGCTCTATCATAAGAAGCTGGTGGTCGGGCGCGTCCAAACGCCTACGCTGGCAATGCTGGTGGAGCGAGAAGGCAAAATCTCCACTTTCCACAAGGAGAAATACTTCAATGTCCATATCAGCAAAGACAACCTGACGGCGGAATTGGAGAATGTCAAAACAGAAGATGAGGCGAAGGCGATTGCGGCGGCTTGCGACAAAAAGCAAGCCGTCGTTTCTTCTCTTAAGAAGGAGACAAAGACGGTCAACCCGCCGAGGCTCTATGATCTTACCACCTTGCAGCGGGAAGCCAACCGCTACTATGGCTTTACCGCCCAGCAGACGCTCGATCTGGTGCAGTCCCTCTATGAGAAAAAGCTGCTTACCTATCCCCGAACGGACAGTCAGTTCATCACTGAGGATATGGAGAGCACCGCCCGTCAGGTGATCGGCATTGTCTCCCGCAAGCTGCCTCTCTTCCAGCGCATTACCCATGAGCCGGACATCGGGCGAATTACCAACAACGCCAAGGTCACTGACCATCATGCCATTATCCCCACCGTCCAACTTGAAAATCAGGACCTCGCCGAGCTGCCGGAGTCGGAGCAGAAAATTATCCGGCTTGTCGCCATGCGCCTTCTGAGCGCTACCGGTGAGAAGCACATCTATGATGAGACTTCGGTCACGCTCACCTGTGAGGGTTACGAGTTCAAGGCAAAGGGCAAAACGGTCGTGCAGGATGGATGGAAAGCCATTGAGCGCTGCTTCAAGGAAACACTCAAGAGCAAGGAAAAGGACGAGCCGGAGCGCTCGCTGCCATCTCTGAATGAGAAGGATATTCTCTCTTCTGTCGATTCCAGCGTCACCGAACATTACACATCCCCACCGAAGCCCTACACCGAAGACTCCCTTCTGTCGGCTATGGAGACTGCGGGGAATGCTGAGTTCGACGATGATACCGAAAAGAAAGGGCTTGGCACTCCCGCCACCCGCGCCGGTATCATCGAAAAGCTGGTCAAAGGCGGCTTCGTTAAGCGCAAAGGCAAATCTCTCGTGCCTACAAAGGACGGCAACAACCTTGTATGCGTCCTGCCGGAGCAGATCACTTCTCCTTCCATGACGGCGGAATGGGAAAATACTCTGATGCAGATTGAGCGCGGCAATGCGGATGCGGACAAGTTTCTTTCCGGCATTGTGGGGATGACCTCCGAGCTGGTCAAAGCCTATCCATTCCTCTCTGACACCGAGACAAACCGCTTCGATACCGGCAGAGAGTCCATCGGCAAATGTCCGCGCTGCGGATCGCCGGTCTATGTAGGCAAGGGCAACTACTACTGCTCGAACAAGGAATGCTCTTTCTGTATGTGGGAGGACAATAAGTTCTTTACGAGCAAGAAAAAGAAGCTGACCAAGAAAATCGCCGCCGAGCTGCTGGACAAGGGGTGGTGCAGAGTAACCGGACTTTATACGCCGAAACGCCCGCAGCTCTATGATGCGGTGATCCGTCTGGATGACACAGGCGGCAAGTATGTCAGCTTCAAGATGGAGTTCGACCGATGACGCGCCCGCGATACATTGCCTCATGCAGCGGAGGCAAGGACAGCGTGGCAACAATTCTTCTTGCTGCGGAGAAAAACGAGCCGTTGGATGAGGTCATTTACAGTGAGGTGATGTTCGATCAGAAGATCAGTGGAGAAGTCCCGGAGCATCGGGACTTTATCCACCAAAAGCTCAAACCGTTTGTGGAAAACGAGCTTGGCTGCAAATTCACGGTTCTGCGAAGTGACAAAACTTACGATGATGTGTTCCATCACATTATCACAAGAGGACCTTATGAAGGGCTGCTCCGAGGTTTTGTCTGGCCGGGAAAGTGCGCGGTAAATCGGGACTGTAAAATGCCTCCGCTCCGCAAGTACCATAAGGCTCAACCTGATGACACCCGCAGCTATGTAGGTATTGCATTGGACGAGCCAAAGCGTCTTGCCAGACTGAATAAGGAGAAGGACATCAGCCTTCTTGCAAAGTATGGCATGACGGAAGCGGATGCTTGGCGGCTGTGCGAGAAATACGATATGCTCTCTCCCTGTTACCAACATTCCAAACGCAACGGTTGTTGGTTCTGCCCGAACGCATCGACTTCTGAGCTTTCCCACATGGTCAACCGTCACCCTGACTTGTTTGGGAAGTTGATTGAATGGGAACATACAGATAATTTGTATCATCGCAGATTGACCAGAACGGAAACTCCGTCTGAGGTAAAAGCCCGTCTTTGGGGCAAATCTCAGCCGGAGTTTTCTATTTCAAATCAGTAAGATTGGAGGTTGGAAATGGCTGAAAACAGAAACGCCCAGCAAGTCCGGGAAATCACCGACAAGCTGGAACAGGGACTCAAGGAGCTGTTTGAATCCGAACGCTTCAAAGAGTACCTGAAAACGATGTCCAAGTTCTACAACTACTCGTTTAACAATACGCTTCTCATCGCCATGCAGAAGCCGGATGCGACGCTGATCGCCGGTTACACGGCATGGCAGCGCAACTTCGACCGCCATGTGATGAAGGGCGAAAAGGGCATCAAAATCCTTGCCCCCGCGCCTTACAAGGTGCAGGAAGAGCGGGAAAAACTCGACCCGGCAACGCAGAAGCCCGTTCTCGATAAGGACGGCAAGCCGGTCACCGAGACGGTTGAAGTGACCCGTCCCGCCTTCAAGGTGGTGAGCGTGTTCGATGTGTCCCAGACGGATGGCAAAGAGCTTCCCGATATTGCCGTGGACGAGCTGACAGGCAGCGTGGAAAACTACGCCGCCTTTTTTGATGCTCTCAAAGAGCTGTCTCCGGTCCCCATTGCCTTTGAAAACATCACCGATGGCGCAAAAGGCTACTTCTCTCATGTAGAAAACCGCATTGCCATTCAGGAGGGCATGAGTGAAATCCAGACCATCAAGACGGCGATCCACGAGATTGCCCATGCCAAGCTTCACGCCGTCACTCCCGGCGAGAAGGTTGCTCCCGAGGACAAGAAAGACCGGCGCACTAAGGAGGTCGAGGCAGAAAGCGTCGCCTATACCGTCTGCCAGCGGTACGGTATTGAAACCTCTGATTATTCCTTCGGCTATATCGCCGGTTGGTCCTCCGACAAGGAGACCAAGGAGCTGAAAGGCTCGCTGGAAACCATCCGCAAAACGGCGGCTGAGATGATCACCGGTATTGATGAAAAGCTCAAAGAGCGGCTTGCCGTGAAAGAACAGGAAGCCCCTACGCCGCTGCGGGATGCGGCGATTCCGGTTTATCGGGAAGCTGCGATGTATGCCTTTGAAGCCGGTGAGCTGAGTGCTTACCGTACTTCGATGCAAGCGAACATGGACTGTAAAGAGGCGATTGAGCAGACCATCAACGACTACTACGGCAACAACCGCCTTGCGGCGGAGTCCGCCGTTAAGAGTATCCTTGAGAAATTCTCGCCTGAGCGCGTCGCTTATGTCCTTGCGAATACCATCCAGCAGAAAGACCATGACGGGCGTATCTCCCGTGATTGCAAGGAATGGGCAAAGGGCATGGATGCCAGCCCGGATCATGCAACTCAACTCATTATTGACAGTGTAAATCCGGGGCTTGTCAGTCTTTTCACCGAAGAGTTCGTCCGGCAGACCGCTATCGGTAAGGCGCAGGAGCAGACACCGGCTGAACAGAGCAAAACGGCTGTCCCGGAGGAAGGTCCCGAAACTCCGGCTCCCAAAGAGCCGGAACAGGCGGCACCGGTGAAGCATCGCCTCACACCGGAGGAAAAGAAGATTAAGGAAGCCGTCATGGACACGCTCAAAGCGCAGATCGCCGGTCGCAACGACGGGATGCTGTCTACCTACCGCTCGTCCAATCAGTCCTTCAAGGTGATGGTGGAGTACAAGGTCAGGATTGAGGGCAACACCGTTACCCGGGATGGCGAGCCGATGTTCACCATTCACCGCCGCCATTCTGCCAAGAAGGTGCAAGGCTGCTATCGAGAGCTGACACCGACGCTTGAATATATCGGAAAAGAGAAGACTCAGGAAGCAGCGCGGGAAAAGCCTTCTATCCGGGAACAGCTCCGTGCTGCGGCAAAGAGCCAGCCTGAGCGGAAAACGCCGGTTAAGCAGAAGTCCCACGATGTCGGTTTGGAGTGATGCCTATGAAGTTTGAAAACATCGATCTTGTGGATGCCCTTCGCCGGATTATGGACATCCACACCCAGAACTACAAGGAGGATTTTGAGCTGGACGCCGGGCTGCTTCACAGCCTTGCCGCTTCCCAATCCTCCGAGGACAAGCACCTTCTCTGGATGTCCCGTCCGAACGGCACTTACCTCCTGCCTGAGCGTGAAGTCTATGTCGAGGATTCCTACGAAAACAAAGTGTGGGAGTTCTACCATGAGCAAACCCGCGATCCCATACTTGCCTACGCGGTTGAGATCAAAAGCGTAGAGGGAGATACCGTCAGAGGCGACCTCATTGAGCTGGACTATGCCGCCCATGTGGAGAGGATGCAAAAGCTCACCGTTCCGGTTGAGACAGTGGCAGTCTCCTTTAAGGACGATGCCACCTTTTATCTGCCTTTCCGCAGCTACCGGCGCGAAGCGATCCCGCTGGAAGAAGAGCACGGCGAGGTTGTGTCGGTGAGTTATCTGCCTGAGAATGCGACTGAGCTTGACATGATCCTCCGCCGTGAACGCTTCAAAACGAGCTTCCATGCGAAAACCGGCAGTATTAAGGATCACATTCACAAGCTTGCCGTCCAGCATGGCGTGACAGAAAAGCTGGGCATATTGCCCCTTGAAGTGCAGACCGCCTACAATGCCGTCAAGGAAGCTCATCCCGAAGCGATTGTCTGCTTTGCCCAGAACAGCTACTTCGAGATTTACGGCGAAGATGCGAAGAAGGCAGCGCCCGCGCTCGGCACAAAGCTCCTGATGAAAGAGCTGGAAGGCGGCGGACAGGTCGCCGTGACCGGCTTTCGGGAAGATCAGTGGGTTGCCAAGGCAAAGGCTCTGTGGGGACAAGGCAACGATGTCCTTGTCACGCAATCCGGTGAAGACGGTAGACAGGAAACCGTCAAGCACCTTCTCGCTGAGGACTATATCCCTGTTGGCATGGTGATGGATATGGACGGCAAAACCGTCCGCGTTGACAAAGTGGATTTTCCAAATGAAGAAGTCAGCCTGACGGACATCACGGACAGGAAGCATCCCGTTCCATTCCATGAGCGTATGTCTATTGTGCGTTCCTATGTGGAGGACGCTCCGGCAGAAAGCCTCTGGAAAGCAATGGATCGCAGAGAGCATCCCTCTCAGAAGAAGACTTCTGTCCTCGCAAAGCTCAAAGAACACGCCCAGACTGCGCCAGATAAAGGCGCTAAGAAACCTGAGCACACGAAGAAACCAAAATCAAAAGAAATGGAGATGTGATTATGTTTTTTACCGTGGAAGAAACTAACCTGATGTGCTGTTTCGACACTTCCAGCCGCAAGAGGCTGATTGCTGAAATGAAGTCGCTGCCCATCAACGAGCTGGACGATGAGATGGCGGAGCTGCTTTTCCATACCGTTCGGAAGCTTGAGGGCATCACCGACGAGGCGTTTGCCCAGCTCTACATCGCGCCGGACAGTATGATGGACGATTGAAAGGAGAATGCCTATGCCCGTATTGGATGGCAGTTTTGAAGCCTTCGTGACCAATCTCGGCAAGTACAACGAAGGCGAGCTTGTCGGTGAGTGGGTTCATTTCCCGACCACCGAAGAGGAAATGAAGAAGGTCTTCGAGCGGATCGGCATCGGCTCAAAGGACGAGTTCGGACAGGTCTATGAGGAATGGTTTATCACGGATTACGACTGCTCCATTCATGGAGTCAGCAATCTCCTTGGCGAATACGAAAACCTCGATAAGCTCAACTACCTCGCCGCCCGGTTGGATGAGATGTCCCGCTCTGAGCTTGAGCATTTCGTGGCAATCATGGATAGTGGCTGCGATGAAGTAAATGACCTCGACGATCTGATCAACCTGACCTACAATCTCGACAACTATGATTTTATTCCCGACATCAAGGACTATGACGATCTCGGTCGTTACTACTTCTTTGAGGGTGGGTACAACATCGACAACAAGTTCGGCAGCTTTGTGGACTACATCGACTTTGAGCGGTACGGTGAAGACTGCGCAATCAATGAAGGCGGCACACTGACCAATGCCGGGTACATCCGTCCTACCGGCGATAGCTGGAACCGCTACTTTGACGGGACGCTTGAGGATATTCCCGATGAGTACCGCGTCACCGGAAGCGGCGAGGAATTGGAGCCGCCAAGCACGATCGCTGTGCTGGTGGTTGAGCCGGACAAGAAGCCCTATGTGAAAGAAATCCCTTCCAGCCTTGAGTCCTTACAAAATGAGGTTGGCGGGGACATTGAGGCGGTCTATCCCTTTGAAGAGCCGGTTGCCATTGTCTGCAATGAAGAAGGCAAGATGAACGGTTTGCCTCTCAACCGCGCTCTGCGGGATGACAGCGGTGAAATCTATGACATTGTTGCCGGTACCTTCCTTGTTACGGGTCTGACGGATGACAGCTTCGGCTCGCTTTCGCCGGATCTGTTGCGGCAGTTTATGACGGAGTTCAAAATGCCGGAGCAGTTTGCCAAAATCGGAGACAGGATTGTGGCTATCCCGATGATTTCCGAAGAACAGCAGAAACAGACCGTTCTTGAAGAGAAAAGCTCCATTGTCAACGAAAACACCTCCGGCATGGCGGTGGATGGTCATATCGGCACATGGCACACGATTGACCATAAAGAGATCGACGGTCACACCTTCTGGCTGATGGAGCACGACACCTTTGGGGACGATGCCTCCTGTATCATTGTCGATGAGCGCGGCGAGCTGGTGCTGTCCCATATCTATGACGGCTTCGATGAAACCGCAGTCAATCTGCTCCGTCAGGAGGTCATGCCGGTCGAGAAGATGCCGGATGACAGCATCAGTGTTGAAGAAATGAAGCAGTACGGCTACAAATGGGGCGGTATGCTGCCCATGCGGGAGGATGCTGCGGCTGAGGTCATGAAGTCGTGCCAGATTTACCGGCTGTACGGCGACGATACCGAGGGGCTGGTTCTGGACGCCAAGGAGATCAAGGAACACGCCGCCAAAGGCGGTATCTTCGGTGTGGAGAAAGCGGATTGGGTGGCCGAGCTGGAAAAGCAGAATCCTCTCAAGGCCGCTGAAATGTCGCTTGAGGATGACTACGGCATGATTGACGGGATCATCAACAACGGTCCGAAGGAAGATAAGGCGAGCGAGAAGGGCGGGAAAACCTCTATCATGGATCGGCTGAAATCAGCAAAAACCGCCCAGCAGACGGATAAGCCTTCTCCCCACAAGGAGATGAAGAGCGAGCGTGAGTTATGAGCCGGAGTAAGAAATGGAAGCTCGAATGGAGCTTCTTTTTAGGCAGCGACGGACGGCGCAAATACAATGACCTGTGCCGCCGCTGCGTTCATCCCTGTAAGCAGAGCTTCCGCGCCGTTATCCTTGCCTGTCCGCATTACTTCTCCAAGCGCTCAGGACAAAGCCAAAATCTGTCGGATTAAAGGTTGAAAATCGCTGATTTCCTGCCCTCTGAGCAGAGATGACGCATTGCCCCGTATGTTTTCCTGTCTAAGCGCCAAACGCCTGAAATGTCAGAATAAAGGTCGTATTTCTATCAAAAGCGAAGAGCCTCGGTCGATGCCCTTGCGGGTGTCGGCTGAGGCTCTTTTTTGTTTACAGCAGATCGTTCAGAAGGTTCATGCACTTTACCTTCTGTTGGAGATTGGCGCTCCCATAGACATTCAGCGTGAATGAAACATTCTTGTGTCCAAGGATTTCAGAGAGCGATTTGATGTCAAACTCCGGTATCTCGATTGCCCTTACTGCGAAGGTGTGCCGGATCTCATGGAACTTTACCTTTTGCAGCCCATTACGCTTGAGAAAGCGGGTGAAAAACTGCCGGTATGTACGAGGCTCGGTGGGTTTCGTTTTGCCTGTCAGGAAGTAGTGATTCGGGTTTTCCGTGTAGAACTTCTTGATGATGTTCATGAGCAACGACGGAACTGGGATAACTCGGGCAGATGTCTTCGTCTTCGGCGGTCCTATATGGAGATAGGACGATCCCTTTCGCTTGTCGTAGATGCGCTGGACAGTCTTGTTGATATTGATGGTCTTGTCCGTAAGGGAAATGTCCTTCATCTGGAGTCCGCAAAGCTCGCCGATCCGAATGCCGGTAAACAGCGCAATCAGAATACCCGCCGTTTTTCTGTTCAAGTCCATGTAGATGCACTGAATAAGGGCTTGTTCCTGATCTTTGGAGAGCGAGTTGACTTTCTTGATACCCAGCTCTTTTGGGTACTCAATCAAGTCCCAATTCAGCAATGGAATAGCCCGCTCTTTATAGGCAAACTCCATTGCAAGCCTGAAAACGAGGATGACATCCCGTATGGTCTTTACGGTAAGGCCTCCCGTGTTGTCCAGCCGACCGGCATTGTAGAGATACGAAATGTAGCTCTGAATGTCCGTTTCGGTGATGCTGCCAATCTTACGCTTGCCGAAGTACGGGATCAGATGATTTTCGGCAATCAGCGTGAAGCTGGCGTGGGTTGACGGTGTGATCATTGGCTTCTTCTGACTTAGCCAAGTGTTCAGCAGCGTCTTGAATTGTGTATTGTTAGTCATATTGACCACCTCCACGAACATTATCAGGTGGAGGAGCAAACAGGGCATTATCGTCCTCAAGTAACGGTCTCGAAAAGCGCCCGAAGCTGCGCTTCCCGGGCTCTGATGAGCCGTGGAAAGCTGAAAGGTTATCTGACTTCGCAGACCGTGTAACACGAAAGAATAGCCAGAATCAAACTGACCTGCCGCTTACAATCTCGTCAAAAGACGGCTTAGTGGATCAGGTGAGCTATTTTAATAAGACAGTTGCCAGCAAAGATATGAGCGGGTACTATCTGCTTCTTAATGGGGAGTACGCATACAACAAAAGTTACTCCGTGGGATATGACTTTGGCTCTATCAAGCGCTTGGATCGCTACACGATGGGCGCTTTATCAACACTTTATATTTGCTTTGCCCTTAAAAAGCATGATAGTGATTTTATTAATGCTTACTTTGATTCTCTCAAATGGTACAGGGAAATCTATAAGATTTCAGCGGAAGGCGCTCGAAATCACGGCTTACTCAATGTTCCAACAGACGCGTTTTTCGAGACTAAACACTATCTGCCGCAGAACCTCAATGAGCAGCGAAAGATTGCCGATTTTATGATTGCTTTAGAGCACCGGATCGATGCACAGCAGTCGTTAGTAGACAACCTCAAGAAGTATAAAAGAGGGTTGCTTTCAAATCTGTTCGGTGAAAAGATAACTCAGGGATGTACAACAAAGAGTTACTATTTCTCGGAGATTGCCCAAAGGAGAAGCGAGAAATATGATCCCACTTCTGGTATTGAATATCCCTGTGTGGAGTTGGAGAACATCGAACAGGAAACAGGAAAAATCCTTTCCACAGTTCCATCAACAGCACAAAGCAGTATAAAAAATATAGCGAAGTCTGGTGACACACTTTTTGGCAAACTGCGCCCTTATCTTCGTAAATATGCTTTTGCTCAAAAGACGATGGCTTGCTCATCGGAGATTTGGGCGCTTATTCCGTCAGATGCCGTTTTACCGAAATTCTTATTCTACCTCGTTCAAACTGAGCAATTTCTTCGAGTTGCCAACATCAGCTCAGGTACAAAGATGCCGAGAGCAGAATGGTCTAATATTGAAAAAACTGAGTTCTTTATCCCTGATCCTTTTGTTCAGCGTAAAGTAGTCTCTCTTCTTGAGGGGCTGGATCAAAAGATTACTTTTGCGGACTCAGCACTCTTTAGCTTGAACAGATTAAAAGCATCGCTGATGCAACAGCTCTTCATATAAAGAGCTGTTGCATCAAGGAGGATTTAACACTGCATAAGGCGGAAAGTAGCTTTTGATGCACTTCTATCTTTGCCCCGAGAAAGGATAAAGCCGCACCGATTTTCTCCTGCTGATCAAGTGGAGGAATCCAAATAGGAATTTCCGCAAGATCATCTGCATTGATAGCTGGATACCCTGTACCTGTACTGCGAAGCATTGCTTCACGGGCAAAATAGTCTGACGAAAGTTGCTCGTATATAAATTGAGTGTCCACCTCTGAGCATCGGATTTGCGCATATCCGGTAGACGCAACTGTTGGATATTCAAAATTCTTTTGGAAATAGTAATTGTTTTTTTGATACGGTCGAACCATTTGATAGAGTAAATCACCTTCCTCCAAAAGCCTTTGTGCTCGACTTGGCGCAGAGTTGCGAGATAAAAGTTTTTTACTATTCAAAACACCTGACTCTACACACTCCAAGTCAATATATATGAACGCCTCTGGAAGCGCTCCGGTTTTGGGATTGATATGAACTACGCTCCCCAACGGTTTCACATCATGCGAATCAATTTCAGAGGGTTTTGAGGACAAATGTGAACGCTTAAAGAAAAAGCGGTTTTGTAATCCTCTTTTATACTTCTTGAGGGCATCGACAAAGGAACGCTGAAGCTCAACTCGTTCGTTCAAGCATTCTAACAGAGAAGCGATTTTATCCTGTTCCTCTTTACAAGGAAGATCAAACTTTGCAGATTTTAACGCTTCGAACGAAAGAACAACTTGACTTGTTCCGACCGCAAGCACTGACAGTTTTTTTCGTGCTCGGGCTGACGAGTTGAGATATTCTGTCATAAAAGTGCTGTTCGCATTTTTGAATCGAAAGACCGGATAGAATTTACTTACAATAGCCTTGTCGCTGATTTTGTTAATGTTGAAGGTAAACCTTCCGTCATCGCTTCTATTTCTATATGTGCAAAAGCCAAGAGGTATAATGTTATAGCCGTCTGTATCGTGCCTTTGTTGAGAGCCAAAATGATCTATTTGTCTTTGAAGTCCTTCACGAGAAGATGTAAGGACTTCAAAGTCATGTTCTCCATGAACTTTCTCTGAATATGGCTCAATAATTGTACCAAGGGTAGTGCGATGCCAGCTTGGAAATTCTCTTCCGCAATCATCTCTAAACGATAATGCTGGACGCTTTTCGAGACCGTTACTTGAGGATACATTTGCCATAATTATTTGCCCTCCACATCAAACGGGAAATCCAGCCCCAGCTCATCAAAATACGGCTTCAATTCCGCGTCGATGTCCTTGATTTCACTTTGGAGCTTGCGAATATCCGCAGCCACTTCGTTCAGATCAATTTCTTCTTCCGGCTCAAAGGTATCAACATAGCGGGGAATGTTGAGGTTAAAGCCGTTCTCTTCAATCTCCTGCATCGTCGCCACATGAGCATACTTATCAATGTCCTCACGGCGCTGGTATGCGTCTACGATCTTGTCGATGTCGCTTTGCCGGAGGATGTTCTGATTCTTTCCAGCCTCAAAGTCTTTGGAAGCGTCGATGAACAGGATGTTATCCGCATTGCCGTTGCGCTCCCTCTTGAGTACGAGGACACAGACAGGAATACCGGTGCCGAAGAAGAGGTTTGCCGGAAGACCAATGACGGCATCCAGCACATTCAGCTTTTGGATGAGGTGCTTGCGGATCACCTCTTCGGCAGCGCCACGGAAGAGAACACCATGAGGGAGAAGAACAACAGCTCGTCCGTCTTCATCCATGTGATAGACCATGTGCTGCACAAAGGCAAAGTCCGCCTTGCTCTTCGGAGCAAGCTTGCCATACTCGTTGAATCGAGCATCTTCCATGAACTTCATATCGGCAGACCAATTCGCGGAGTACGGCGGATTGGCAACCTGAACACGGAACTTCTTGTCGCCAAAATAATCATGCTCCAAGGTGTCTCCGTTGTAGATATTGAAGTTGCGGTACGGAATGCCACGCAGGATCATGTTCATTCGGGCGAGATTGTATGTAGTCGAGGTCAGCTCTTGCCCATAGTAGTTTCTGACATTCGCATAGTTTTTCAGGCGAAGCAGCAGCGAGCCGGAACCGCAAGTCGGGTCGGCTGCATCCTTCACATCCGTCAATCCGAGGCAAGCGAGGCGGCAAAGCAACTCGGCAGGACCCGAAGGGGTATAGAACTCACCGGCTTTCTTTCCGGCAGTCGCGGCAAACTGACCGATCAGGTACTCGTAGGCATTGCCCAGCACATCAATTTTGGTGTCTTCCACGCCGAAGTTGATTTCGTCAAGGGAAGAGATAATCTTCGCCATTACAGAGCTGCGATCCTTTACAGTATGCCCGAGCTTTGTGGAATCAAGCTGCATATCGGAAAACAAGCCATCGAAGTCTTCCTGAGAGTCGTTACCTATGGTGGACTCCATCAGGGAGTTGATAGCCTTCTGCAAAAACTCGATGTCAAAGGAACGGTTCTCGACCATCTTGACCATCTTGCGGAAGAGGAATTGCGGCTCAATCACATAGCCGAGATCACGCAGAGCTTCCTCTACGACAGCTTCTTTGTACTCAGGGTCAGCCCATGCCTCTTCATAGCTAATCCCGTCATCTTTCAAAAGGTTGACCATGTACTTCTCGGTTTTGTCCGAAAGGTAGTAGTAGAAGATCATGCCCAAGATGTAATTCTTGAACTCATAGGCTTCCATATTGCCGCGAAGGGCGTTTGCCATTGCCCAGAGCTTGTTGCAAAGCTCTTTCTGATGAGCCTGAATAGAGTTGTCCATTTCTTATTCTCCTTATTGGTATTTCTCGGCGTGTTTTCTGATAAAGTCCACGATACGGTTGACCAAAGAACGCTTCTTCAAAAGCGGCATCGGCTTTGTGAGCCGGTCACGGATGTTTCCGGCATCCATCGTACCGGAGAACTCGTATTCCGAGATGAAGTCGGTGAGCACCTTAGAGTCGATGTCCTCCTGATGGGCAAAGGCTTCAATCTCTTTTTGTTTTTCTGCGTTCTCGAAGTCGTTGTAGGCAGCGTCAATTTCATCAGCGCTGTTAAGCCCCGCAACAACCGTGTCCAAGAACGATTGCAGGATCTCAACCTTTTTGAGCAGCTGCGGGTTGTCCGTCCTGCCAAGTTCATCTTTGATGTGCTTGATGTCATAGTCCTTCTGCTTCGCGTCATCAAAGTGGATGTTGCGGATGAGATTCATGATGTAGGCGACATTGATTCGGTCGCTCTCCATAAGCTCAATGCAGAAGTCCACATCGTTCAGAACAGAGACAACCTCACGATCTGTTTTCTGTTTGGAGTAGAGCATCAGATATTTGCTCTTATAATCCTGATACTCCTGCTCAGACATCGTGAGTGCATCCTGGTCAAAGCTGAACTCGATAAATGTATGCAGCGATTGCAGATACTTGGTCAGCTCGCGGAAGGTGACAACAAAGAGCTTCTGATCATCTTCACTCTGCATGGTGTCTACGGCTGCGGGAGTGGCGGCGATCTCTTTGAGCTTTATGACCATCTCATTGAACTTCTCGACAAAGAAGTCATAGTCCGGGACAATAATGCCGGAAGTATCTTGCGCTTTTGAAAACAAAGTAAGCGCGTCATCCGTCTGCTTTTTGAGGTTGCGGTAGCAGATGACAATGCCGAAGGGTTTTGTCTCTTTCTCCACGCGGTTCGTGCGGGAATAGGCTTGCAACAGGTCGTGATACTTCAAGTCCTTGTCCACATAGAGGACGGAAAGCGTTTTGCTGTCAAAACCGGTGAGGAACATATTGACCACAAGCAGGATGTCCAACGGCTTTGTCTTCTTGCCCTTCACACGGTCAGAAATGTCCTTGTGATAGGCTGCGAAGGTATCGGTCGAGAAGTTGGTGCTATACATCTCGTTATAATCTTTGATGATCCTCTCCAAAGAATCGCGGCTGTGCTCATCCTTGCCTTCTGCATCCTCGTTCTGCCCATAAGAGAAGATACCGGAGATGTTCAAGTCGTGCTTTATGCTCTTGAAGATGTCATAATACTTGACCAGCGCCTCAATCGACGAAACGGCGAAGATTGCGGTGTATTGCCTGTTCCGTGTCTTTGCTTTATGATTTTGGACTATATGATTGGCGATGAGCGACATACGCTCTTCGGACAGATAAAGCTCATTGACATCAATGGCATCTGCCAGCGTGGGATCGTCCCAGTCAAAATCACCCTCCATCGTCTTTATGTATTCCACATGGAAGCCAAGGACATTGTTGTCAAAGATAGCGTCTTTGATCAGGTAGTTATGGACGCACTCCCCGAACAGCATCTCTGTGGTTTGCGTGATTTTTCCTTCTACTTTTCCGTTGACTTCAAAGCGTGGCGTTCCTGTAAAGCCAAAGAATTGAGCTTTCTGGAAGTGTCGCACAATGTCCTTATGCATATCGCCAAACTGACTTCTGTGGCACTCGTCGATGATAAAAACAACTTTCTCATCCTTGTACGCATCCATGATCTTTGCATATTGAGGGCGCTTGACAGCATTCGCCATTTTCTGCATGGTGGTTACAATAAGCTGCCGGTTTTTGTCCTGCATCTGCTTCACAAGGACATCGGTGCGGTCAGTGGCATCTACCGAGCCATTTTCAAACTTATTAAACTCTTCCGTGGTCTGAGAGTCCAAATCCTTGCGGTCAACGAGGAAGATTACCTTTTTAATGTTTGGATTGGCTGCGAGAATCTGCGCCGTCTTGAAGGAAGTCAGCGTTTTTCCCGCGCCGGTTGTATGCCAGACATAGGCATTGCGGTTGGTCAATGTCGCTTGCCTGACAAGAGCTTCGACCGCATATACCTGATAGGGGCGCATGACCATAAGCATTTTATCCGTATCATTTAGGATCATATACCGCGTCAGCATCTTGATAATATGGTCACGGGCGAGGAAAGCAATCGAGAAATCCTTCAAATTGGTAAGCCGCACATTGTCGAAGTCTGTCCAGAAGAATGCAAGGCTGTGCAGCATCTCCCGATCCGAGTTTGCAAAATACTTCGTGTCTACACCGTTGGAAACAACGAAGATTTGGATGAAATGATACAGCCCGTTGTAAGAATGCTTTTTGTAGCGCATCACCTGATTGACCGCTTCTCGGATGTCGATGCCTCTGCGTTTTAATTCTACCTGAATCAAGGGAAGTCCGTTGACAAGGATCGTCACATCGTAGCGATTGACATACTTTCCGACAACTGTCGTCTGGTGCGTTACCTGAAAAATATTCTTGGTGTGCTCGCTGTCAAAAAACGAAAGATACACCTTCGTCCCGTCTTCTCGCTCTAAGACAAATTTGTCTCTGAGGATTTTTGCACTTTGGAAAACAGATTTGCCAAGCATCAGATTGAGAATGCGTTCCCATTCTTTATCTGTGAGCGGCTTATCAAGTTTATCCGCATTGAAAGCCTCGAATTGCACCTTGAAGTTCTCGACCAACGCATCATAGTCGGGAACAGAAACGGTGCTATATCCCTGCTTATTCAGTTGATCTATGAATTGCAGTTCAAGCTCTGCTTCGCTTTGATATGCCATATCTTCATCTCCATTACTTGAGGATCATTTGGATGCCCAACGACCCCCGGATTTTATCTAACTGTTTTTACCGTAGGGAACAACTTATTCGTCGCGCAGCACTTCGCAAATATCTCCGATGTCGCAATCAAGGTAGTCGCATAGACGCATTAAAACTGTCAGCGCGACTTCCTCTCCCTTGTTGAGTTTGCTCATAGTGCCTGTGGATAGCCCTACATCCTTGCGCAGCGTCGCTTTTGATATATCTTTTTGGATGAGTAGCACCCATAATTTCTTGTAGCTTATTCTCATACAAACGCTCCTTATATTGCGGTTTGTGACGGGTACAAAAACACAGTTTACATTATAGCAGAAACGCTTGGTGCCTACAACGCATTTCTTCGAGTATTTACAAAAAAGTTGCAAGCTCTCGAAGTATTAGGGGGCAAATGAAACCTGAGCGCCTTTCAGCGGCTCAGGTCAGACCATTGGGGCTGAATAAGCCGTTCCCTTTTGAATACAGCCTTTGTGTAAAAGTCAAGGGACATGGCCATATCAAAACCTTTAATGTGGTCAAAGAAGGAGATGTCATCCGACATCTCAATAATTCTTCTAAGGAAGCCCATGCACGCGCCGCAATCAAAATAGTAGGTGGCAGAAATGTGGCTCAGATGTTCCTCAATCTCAATATCCAGCTCATAGTCATTTGAGATTTCTATGGCTGTTTCGATGAAAGTTTGCGCCATTTTCTCGCGTTCCGGCAAGGCAAGGTATGTTACATTGCTATAAATCATTTTCATGATTTCGTTGAACGAAGGTGCTTGCTTTGCATCTTCTCCGAAGGCTTCTACGAGGTCGATTCTTTCTTTCTCGAGTTCCTCTATTGTTTCTTTGTGAAAGTGTTTCTCATAGATTATCTCTCCCATCGTTCCTCTCTCCTAAATTGATTATTGTCAGCCCATTTTTCTGAGCGCGTTCGAGTGTCTGCGCAGCGCCTCCCCAGCCGTGAGTCACATAGCACAAAGCGTATGCAGCGTTATCAACGAGATACCGGTTCCTTGCTGGGATCGCAGCCTTAAAATGATACTTCTCAAAGCCTTCTGGATAGATAATGTCATCGAAGTATTTTGGCTCGGCAATGTTGAAAGTGAGGTAGGGGATGACAAGGTAGTTCCTTATCTGCGGATAGCTCTTTTTCAGGTCAAAGACAACCCTTGCGCACATCCAATCAAACCCGCCCATGCCGCCATTTAAGAAGTCAGTAACCCCGGAGGCGATAAGCTTTTCAACTTCTCGACGGACATCCTCTGCTTGGACACCGTAGCATTCCTTGTGACCAATGAAGGTCGCTGTCGCTTCTTTTCCCATCTCAAGATACACCTCTTCAAAATAAAAGGATAGCACAACTCCATGAACAAATCAACGCTATTAGCGTTGACGACTTCCATATAGAATGTGTATAGTGATAGCCGTGTCACCTATACTATTAGTGTGTATTACACGCTGATAGGAGGTGCTGTGATGAGGCTTGAGTCCGTCGGCAAAAATATCCGCAAATACCGCCTGATGAGGAAGCTTCGTCAAGAGGACCTTGCGGAAAAAGCCGACCTGAGTATTAACTATGTGGGCGCAATAGAGCGCGGCGAAAAAACGCCTTCTCTTGAGTCCTTGATTTCCATAATCAACGCTCTCGGCGTTTCAGCGGATATGATCCTTGCGGATGTCCTTGACAATGGGTATTTGGTAAAAGATTCGCTTCTGGCTCAAAAGCTTGATAAACTTCCTGCGGAGGATCGCTCTCAGATTTATGATGTCATCGACACGATGATCAAGCATTCAAAACAAGTTAAGCCCTGAAATAACGAAGGCTCACCGAAATCTTGCAGTAGGTTTCGGTGAGCCTTTTTCTTTTGCTTATTCGAGTTCTCCGCTGCGGGATTTCTCCTGTTCCTTTGCCATCGAGGGACTGAGGAAATCATCCACATTCGCCTTCATCGTGTCAATCAGGCGAGCTTCTTTTTTCAACTTGGCGCGTTCGTCATAAAGGCGCTGCTGCTCGTCCACGAGCCGTTGCTGTTCGGCTTGCAGAGATTTCAAGCTCGGCAATTTTCCGTCGCCTTGTATGGCGAGAAGAGTGCTCTTTGCCGCCTCATAGATGACAAGCTCTGCTTCGTGTTTGGCACGGTATGCCGGTTTGTCCGCCGCCTTCATATAGGCATCATAAACCGGTTTGAGCCGCTGGTAGTTCGAGATGTTTTTGATAAGCGGCTGAACCTCACGCAGTTTGGCTTCAACATTTTTCAGCTCACTGCCGGTGCGGGCATAGGAGCTGTGAATGTCCTCGACTTTCTTTTCAAGGTCAGCATATTGCAGAAGGTTGTTCTCAGTCAGGTAGTTGAGAGTACGCGCGGCCTCTTTGAGAATGGTGAGCTTCGCTTTGTGTTCGTAACCTTTGCTGCCGATGAGCTGGATGCGCTCCTGAATGTCGCTGATGAGGGAGATACCCCGGCGAGAGGTCTGCATCTGGCGCTTGCGGTTCCCGCGCCCCAGAATGCGCTCTTTGATCCGTTCCTCGGTGTAGTTGTCTCCGATGGTCTTTGCACGGGTAAAACGCTCCTGTCCCTCAGCACGGAAGGAGATGTATTTTCCGGTCTTGATTTCATATCCGGCTTCCTGCATGAGTTTCATAAACTCATCGTAATCCTTCGCTGTGATGATGCAGCGGTCGATGGTCTGCTTGAGCTTTTGCTTCCAGCTTGTGCCGCGTTTAGCCTCTGTGTATTCCTTGTAGTCCATGCCCTTGCTCTGTGAGGGTGGGATCACGGAAAGCCCATGTTCCTTGCAGATTTCATCACTGAGCTGGCGCATTTCCCGATATGTCCGCTTGTTGCTCCGATAGGCATGGTAGTCTACAAAATTGACAGCATTGAAGATGATGTGATTATGGCAATGCCCCTTGTCGATGTGGGTGGCGATCACATATTCATACTTGCCTTTCAGCCATTCGTCGGCAAACTGTTTTCCGATTTCATGCGCCATCTCCGGCGTGACTTCTCCGATGTCGAAGGATTGAATAAGGTGTCGGGCAATCACCTTCGGCATCTGCATTCCTTGCTGGGCAGCGAGATTTCGTGTCCACTCAAATTCCTTTGCTGCCGCGTCGCTGGCTGCACAGCCGAAAGAGGAAACATAGAGCTGATCGTCAGTCTTTTCCGGGTCGAGGATGTAGGCAAGCGCCTTGTTTACAGTTCCTCGGATTGGCTTGATTTTAGTAACTGCCATATTTCCTTTTGCCTCTCTTTCAGCTCGGCGACATCATCCTCATAAAGGTTTCCCTTTGAATTGATACGGCGGCAAATCTGATTGATATTTGACGCTGCACGGCTGACAGCGGCGGCAAGCTTCTTCTGCTGGGTGTAGTCCACCTTGATGATGTAGCCGTCAATCGCCATCTTTCTGAGATACGCGCCCATATTGTTTGTTCCGAGCTGCGCCATCTTTGATTTGATGATCCGATGCTCATTTTCCGATACGCAAAACTCAATGCGTATTGGCCTTGTTCTATTTGCCATAGGCAATCTGTCCTTTCGTAAAGATAGAGGGTTTGGGAGACATCCCAACAAGCATTTTGAAGAGTAAGGGCAGGGTTCCCTTACTCGAAAATCGCCGTGTGTACGGACACCGGCTGTGCTTGCTATTCTCTCAAAATCGTATTCCCGGTGCTTCTCCCCGTAAAAATCCCCTTCACTTTACAACGGACATTTTGTGAGGAAATTAGCGGTATGGACGAGAAAAAAGGCGCTCGAAAGCGCCTTTCCTCGTACTTGTGCAGCTTATTTCTTTTTCCCTTTTCCGCGTTTCTCGTAGTCCTCGTCAATCCGGCGCTTCCAATTTGCGCCGAGCGGGGCGCTGCAACGGACGGCGGAAATTGCCTCACTCAGCACCTCATAGTTGAGCTGCGTCCCGGCGCTGTCAGAGTGGTAATTGACGGCTCGGTCAGCTCCGATCCCAAAGTGCCGCGCCGTTTCCACCGCGTCAATGTTTGCGCCGAGGAACAGGAACTCCCAGCCATACTTTGCCTTCTGCCGCTCGATCATCTGCTTCACCCGGTCGCTGCTGTAAAACCGGCTCGCATTCTCCATTCCGTCCGTGGTGATAATAAACAGCGTATGCTCCGGGACATCCTCCGGTCGGGCGTACTTATGGACATTGCCGATGTGATGGATCGCACCGCCGATGGCATCCAGAAGAGCCGTGCAGCCCCGGACGGTATAGTCCCTGTCTGTCATCGGCTTGATGTCGTGGATGTTCACGCGGTCATGGATCACCTCGCTCATATTGTCGAAGAGGACTGTGGAGACAAGCGCTTCGCCGTCTGCCTTTCTCTGCTTCTCGATCATGGAGTTGAAGCCGCCGATGGTGTCGGCTTCCAGCCCGCTCATAGAGCCGCTGCGGTCAAGGATAAAGACGATCTCGGTTAAGTTCTTTTTCATGATGAATCCTCCCATATAGAAAAACTGTGACTGCTTTTGCTTACAGTCACAGTATAGGAGAAATCGTCTTCGGTTTGGTCGCATGGAAAGCGACATTCAAAACATATCGCGGAACAATTCGCTCTCGATGTCAGCGACATCGTCCAGCGGGATTTTCGTGCCGTCTGTGAGCAGTATCCAGCGTTCAAACTTGTCTATTGTTTTGAGGCTTCCGCTCTTTGTCACATACGCCCCGCCGGACTTCTTTGCGTCTGGAACGAAGTAGGTCACGGTCAGCGCAGGATGGTCGCAAAGCCTTTCCATGAGGATCTGCTGCTTTCTGTCCAGCGCCTCTTTTTCCTCTTCACTGAGGTCGATCTTTTCATCCGTCAGCCGTCCGGTCTCATGAATTGCGTCATCATACCCGGTGAGGGCGGCAAAAGGAGAGAATTGTGCGGCTCTGTCCAGCATCGGCATCTGCGGTCTTTTTGATGAGACATGGTGAGGGAGATTGATGATGTCCTCATAACTGCCTTTGGTTTCATACATTGCCTTTACCTCATTCAGAATCCAATCAACCCCAAAGCCTTTTCCAAAAGCTCTTTTTTGGCTTTTTAGTCTCGTCTTCACGGTTTGAGATTTGGTATGTTCCATATTGTTTTGTTAATTCCTTTTCCAAATCTTTTATATCACTAAAGCCGCTGCCTTCAAACCGTACTATGCGAACTTTGAAGTCATCGCCTCTTTCCCAATCCACATAGACCTCTTGCTTCTCATATCCTCTAAAAGTGCGATCAATCTTTCTCAAAACTCTACTGCTTCGTCCAATATGATAGATGCTTTTCGAACAGTTATGTAGCACATATACACCTTCAAAATCCCAATTTTTCATGAATTTTATATCATCCTGTTTACTATCGAAATCATGTAGTCTCAAGTCGTACATCCGCAGAAATTCGGCGACAGGAACTTCCTCGTCGCCTGATGTTAGTCTATCCAAAATTCCCTTTGCTTCCTCTGCCTTTTTCTTCGCAGAAGAATATGCAAATACGCCTTCGATCCCCAACGAAATCATATCTGATAAAAACTTCCCCATAAATTTCCTCCACTCATGCTTTGTGTCCCCCGATCTGTGCGTTCCGGTCCTTTGCTGTCGCTCCCTCCGAAAGATTCATCCCCTTGAGAATGGCGTTCTTCCCAAACTTCTTTTTGATGGTGAGCATGGCTTGTTGAACTTTCTTTTCTCGTGCCAGCTTTTCATCCTCCTGCTTGCGCTTCGCGTCGAGCGCAGCATAATCGGTGAAGAGGTCAAGCTGCTCAAAAGCTCCCTGTGGAGAGGGGGCTGAGGCTTCGTCAATCACATGGGTCGCTGTGATGTTCAGCCGCCGGATGAGCAAGCTCTTGTCTGTGATCCGGTCGAACAATTCCCCGGCGGCATCCATGATCTGCTTCGTGGAAGAGGTGTAGCGTTCCAGATTGATTGTGCCGTGGGCGTGTTTCGGTATCTGCCGCCCGTAGTGATCCTTCACGACTGCGCCGCGATACTTCCTCCGGCGTTCCGGGTCGGTCAGGTTCTCAATGTCATAGCCAATCGTGACAACGAGCTGGTCGGTGACAAAGCCTTTGTCAACCAAGTCCATCGAGAGAAGGTCTGCCATTTCCCGGAGAACGAGCCGCGCTTTGTCTGCCTCATAAGGTTGGTGCAACACCTGTCCCGATCCCAAGCTGTTGCTTTCCGGCTTGTACGCCTTGACTGCCTCCACTGTGCAAGGCTCCCAGCCCCAAGCATGATCAATCAGCAGCTCCGCATTCTTGCCGAAGAGCTTATAAAGCAAATCCTCATCCGTGACGGAGCGGCGGGCGACATCGCCCATCGTGAACATCCCGTTCTCTTCAAGCTTCTTGGCATATCCTTTGCCTACCCGCCAGAAGTCGGTGAGGGGCTGGTGTGACCAAAGCGTCTTGCGATAGCTCATCTCATTCAGCTCGGCAATGCGGACTCCGTTCTTATCCGCCGGAATATGTTTGGCGACAATATCCATCGCCACTTTGCAGAGGTAGAGGTTTGTGCCAATTCCCGCAGTTGCCGTGATACCGCTTGTCGAGAGGACATCCAGAATGATCTTCATGGCAAGGTCATGGGGAGACAGCTTGTAGGTGGCGAGGTAGTCGGTGACATCCATGAACACCTCGTCGATGGAGTAGACGATGATGTCCTCAGGTGCGACATACTTCATGTAAACCTGATAGATGCGGGTGCTGTACTCCATGTAGTATGCCATTCGCGGCGGCGCAATGATAAAGTCAATGGCGAGGGATGGGTTCTCTTGCAGCTCGGAGAAGAGATACGACGAGCCTTCCAGCTTTCGCCCCGGCGCGTCATGCTGCCGTCCGGCGTTTGCTTCCTTGACGCGCTGCTTGACTTCAAACAGCCTCCCGCGCCCGGAAATGCCGTAACTTTTGAGAGAGGGTGTGACCGCAAGGCAGATGGTCTTGTCCGTCCGGCTCTCATCTGCAACGACGAGGTTTGTGTCCAGCGGGTCTAAGCCGCGCTCACGGCACTCAACCGAAGCATAAAAGCTTTTTAGGTCGATTGCGATATAGGTGCGCTGCTTCATGCTCCGGTTGCCTCCTTTCACATGATACGGTTTTGTCCGCTTTTCAGGTGTGCCTTGATACTTTGGACTGTTTCAGAAACAGTCTGCGCAGTTGTATCAATCACATTTGCTTCGTATTTACCCAAATCACAGAACTGTTCCCACATGATTTCCACTAACTCGGTGTTAGTTTTCAAATCCAGCTTCGACCGTTCCACCGCCCGTCTCAGCGTTATTTCTCTGGATGCTCGCAGCACCATGTAATGCAACTCATATCCTTTGCGTGCTGCCCCCAGCCACGGCTCTAAAAACCACGGACCGACGATCCCATCTACATATACATCGTAGCCGCCTCTGACGAATCGTTTTGCACTCTCCAAAAACGCTTCAATCACCACACCGTTTTGTGCGTTTGACTCCGGCAAATGTGGAGGGATTGCACCTTTTTTGAGATAGTGAAAGAAATCATCTGTTCTGATACAAACGGACTTCTCCATATCTGATTCCATAGCGGCTTTATCAGCCACGGTGCTTTTACCTGTCCCGGGTGAACCGGTTATAATGACAATTCGTCCTTGCTGCATCCGTGCGTTTCCTCCTGATTTTACTCTCTTATATGCCGTATCTTTTCCAAATCTCCGCTGCATAATGCCGCCATATTCTTAAAGATTTTTTCGGCATCCCAGTCCCACCATTTCAGATCAAGCAGATAGGTGATAAGTTCGTCATCAAAGCGCTTTTTGATGATCTTGCACGGATTCCCGCCCGCAATACAATAGGCTGGAACATCCTTTGCAACAACGGAGTTTGCTGCAATAATTGCTCCATCCCCGATATGAACGCCGGGCATCACCGTGACATTCTGCCCGATCCAGACATCGTTGCCAATGACGGTATCGCCTTTGAGCGGCAAATCTTCCAAAGCCGGAGTGAATTGCTCCCAGCCGCCGCCCATGATGTTAAAGGGATAAGTCGTTACGCTGCACATCCGATGATTTGCACCGTTCATTACAAATTCAATCCCTTTTGCAATGGCGCAAAACTTTCCGATGATCAGCTTATCCCCCAAGAATGGGTAGTGATGCGTCACATGGTCTTCAAACCGCTCCGCACCGTTCACATCGTCATAGTAGGTGTAATCGCCAACGAGGATGTTGGGTCTTGTGATCACATTCTTGATAAAAACAACGCTTTTGATTGCCTCGTTCGGGTATATCGCATTCGGATTAGGTCCTGTCATCTTTGTCCTCCTGTATTTCGGTTTGTAACTTTCTATGGGAAATCCGAACCGCTTCATGCGTCATCCATATCATTTCTGTAAACGACACCTTTGTTCATGAGTGCTTTTATCTCAGGGGCACTTTCCTGTACTTCACCCATTACAAGGCGTAAATATGACAACAGACATTCAATATCCGATCTGACAAGCGAGACAGACAAATAGTTGTCTGTCAGTCCTTCATCCAAGAACGAGATTTTCCACTCCATATCAATATCAACGATTTCACAGCCCGGTCTGACATATAGGACCTTAGGATCAAGCCGCAAATCCTTCTTCGGGTTGAGGATGAAATTGAAATCCGGCTCAATGCAGTTAAACTCAGTTGGAGCGTTAAGGCGGTCATTCAGAAGATCGTCGAGGGATTTTGCAAGGTCTTCGATTTCACGCGCAAGAAAAACTTCGTCATTATCTTTTCTGTAATTCAGCCACTCATCAGAGACAAATGCAAAGTCAGTCTTGCACCACACCGAATCCCAGTCATCATCGGAGACCTTGCGATAATTTCTTATCTGCATCGAAAGCTTTATACCGCTCAAATCAAGCTTTAGCCACATAGTTTCTCCTTCCTCATCGTAATGACTTTCTTTTGTGAAGGAGCAGTCATGCGATGGCAATTCACTTCTTGTTCGGATTGATTTTCCCTTTGGAAAGAACGGTAACAGCAGTGCCGCCCACCATTACGACGACGCCAAGCGCCGCTTTTCCAGCTCTTTTTATTTGCTGCGCCCGCTCGCTACGGCAGTGCTCGCAATATTTATACTTGTACCCTTCCGGTAGCGGACGCTGACACTTTTTATTTTTACAAAGTTTCTGGCTCATCTTTCTGTTCCTCCAAACGCAGTGCAGGGTTGTCGCTTGGCAACGCCAAGATTCGATTCTCTATCTCAGGCAGCTTTTGCGTCCAATAGTTTTCCGGTGACGGATCGATCATGTCCAGCCTCTCGACAAAACCCTTTGTTTCAAGATAGGTTCTCTGGATGAACTTTGCGTAATACTCCAAACTTACCTTTGCCGCTTCGGTTTCGCCCATTTCCTGATAAGCGATGGCTTCGGCAAGGGACACCATGTTTACGGCGCATAAGCTTTCTCGCAGTTCATTCATCCGTGCATTTATCTTTTCAGGCGTTGCGCCGGATAAAATCTTGCCCCATGTAGATTCCGGCTGATTTTTAATAAACGCAGCATTCGCGCTCTGGCTCTGCATCAATAGATTTCGGCTGTTTTCGGCATCTGACACGAGCTGCATGAGAGCCATTTCCTTCAACCTCGGATTCTGAATGGCGGCAGCTTGGATTAGCTTTTGCTGGCAGCTATACGCCGTCGCAAGCCGATCATACTCCTGACCTTGCCGGACTTCTTCAACTGCGACTTGAACAAATTGAATTTGCTCCGCAATTTGAGCCATTTGCATTTGTGTGGCGTAATTCGTCATTGCTTGTGAAAGCTCAGGAGACAGCTTGACCTTGCCGAGCGAAACGGTCGAAACAATTTTCTTCGTTTCGGGGTTGATGAGGTTTGCCATAAGCGAGCCATCTTTTTTCGTCATGAGCTTTAGTGCACCGCTTGCTATTTTTGTTTTTTGCTCATCCGTGAGGATCACCTGATAAGCTTCTTCGGGAATAGCAGCTTTGACAGCGCTGACAAACGCTGGAGCAGAGTAAAGCGTTTTCTCAATGCGATTGAACAACCGTCCTGCGCTTCCAATCAATGGTTTAGCGACCTCAGGAACGCTGTCGAAGCATTTTACTACGCTTTCCGTATAATCGGTTAAGCTGCTTGTTTGATTTGACTCTGACGATACATGAATGATTTCTTCCATTTGGAGTCCCCCTTATTTTTGTATTCATTTAGAGGGTTTGCAAAAGCTGCGAACCGGTTACGCTCCGAGCAAGCTCTGGTCAAAGGCGAACAGCGCCTCATTGATCTCAAAGATGTTATAGTTTCCGTGCTCAATGAAATACTCAATGATGATGTCAAACTTGTTCGAGTGCGAGAGGGCAAAGCCCGCTTTCATGAGCATTTCTTTTGTCTCGTCCAGCGGCAGCTCTAAGGCAATCGCAAAGGCGAGTGCTGTGGGTTTCGACGGTTTGTAAAGCCGGTCGCTGCGGATCTTCGAGAAGAGCTTGCGGTCGATGTTCGCTTTCTTGTAACACTGCGCGTCGGTCATGCCTTTCTCGTCAATTTTCCGAAGCAGCATTTCGGAGAAGCTTTCGTCGATCTGCGAAAGTGCATCATCCAGTGTTTTTGCACTTGCCGCCATTGGAGCAGCCAGTGGGGCACCGAATGTCTCTTCTTCCGGCTCGTCCGAAAGCATCCGCATCCGGCGCAACCGCTCCGAACGGCTGTCGGTATGCTCGTCCACATAGTTATCGTCTATGTATGCAGCAATGTCAGAGAACAGCTTCTCGCCGATCTGATATGTCTTGCGGTCGAAGATGACAATGTAGACGGTCATGTCATTTTCCAGAAGGAAGTCGCTGATCGTGTCAATAGCGACCTTGAGCGCCTGGTCTTTCGGATAGCCGTAGATACCCGATGAGATCAGCGGAAAGGCAACCGTCTCGCAGCCGTGCTCCTTCGCAAGCAGAAGGGAAGTGCGGTAGCAGGAAACGAGCTTTTCCCGTTCTCCGTGTTTACCGTCCCGCCAGCGCGGTCCGACGGCATGGATCACATACTTGCAGGGCAGTCTATATCCCTTCGTGATTTTTGCACTGCCGGTTTCGCAGCCGCCCAGCGTCTTACACTCGGCAAGCAGCTCCGGTCCTGCAGCCCGATGGATGCAGCCGTCAACACCGCCGCCTCCCAGAAGAGAGCTGTTCGCCGCGTTGACAATAGCATCCACTTCCATCTTTGTGATGTCGTTTCGTACAATTTGAAGGGGCACAATACCACCCGCCTTTCAACTTTTCAAAATCACCCATCTTCATTGTCAACTTTACAATGGGAAGTCATCAAAATAACGCCATATCTATTTTGTATTCACCATCAATCAGTATATAGTCCAGATCATTTTCTTTCGCAAGAGACAAGGTGCGCGCATTATCTTTCAAAACATTATCTAAAGTACAATCCTCATCATCTAAACGGTTTTCAATAACATTTGCAAATTGTTTATGTCATCGAAATGCATTCTTATATAGTTTTCACTCATCGCAAGGCAATAGCCTCGTATATCTTTGCGGTATTCGTAAGTAAAATCTTTTTTCCAGTCAAATGGAATGTAGCATCCCTCAATAATCAAATTTTGCCGATTTTCAATCACGGTTTTAATTATTTCCCGGACAATCGGCCATAAAAACATCGTCAATTCGGTATCAGCGCTCACAGGTGTAAGCTGTGTGTTTCCACTGCGAATCATCCCCATTTTCAAATGGTCAATCGACAGATACGGATAGTTGTATTTTTCGAGGAGTTTTTGAGCCAACAGAGTTTTTCCTGTGTGAGACGCACCGGTAATCAAAATAATCACTTTTGTTTCACTGCTCCTATTTAGGGCTTGCTGCTCTTTATATCAGATATTTAGAAGAGCAAGCACGCTTATTTATTCTTGTGTTTCTACAATGCCAAAGTCGATCAGAATGTTCTTATCAGCATTCGGCGGATAGACGATACCCGTCATCTCATACTGATAGCGCCGGACCTTCCGAAAATCTTTGATTGGCTCCGGTGCATAGGCCGCTGTCTCACAGCGCTCGTATTCCGGCATACCGGCAAGGTCATCCGCTGCCGCTTTAATCAGCGCATCGGCCACATCGTCAATGTCTTTTCCATACTCAACGGCAACCAGCTCGTGCTTCTTGACATCTTTCTCAAGATTTCCAAAAGAGCGGTAGAGAAGATATTTCATTGTTTCAGTCCTCCTCGTGCTTTTCATCGTCCAATACTTTTTCCAATAAGGCGGTGAGTGTGGCGGCAATCAGCTCATAACTGATCGCATCCGGGTCGTTCTGCATTAAGTAGCTGGCTACTGCCTTAAATGCGGTGGTCTTGTCCACATGAGTTTCATTGTCAAACCGGTCGAGGATTTCCCCAATCAGACGGACAACGGCTTCATCTTCTTCGCTGATGCCCATATTGAGCATAGCCGCCAGTTCATCGTCCTCAGCAAGCGTTTCAAATTTCAGATAGTCGCCGTATTCCTCTGACATAATTTCCTCGAAATAATTGATCATGACATGAAAATGGAATTTGCCGTCTTCCTGTGTGGTAATGCAGCAATAATGCGCCTTTTCCCCGATGTCTTTTAGAAGCGACATATCCTCTGGATCGTCAAACTCAAGCATGGGCAGCGTCAGGTCGATGTGGGCGTCCCAATGCTCAAAGTCAACGACACCATGAATTTTGCCGTGATGACGCTTTGCAAACTCGTCGCATCTTCCCAACAGATACTCGTAGTTTTCCTTATCCTTCGGAACAATCACCTTCGGGATGGCATCCATCTTCTTTGAAAATTCTTCTAAGAAGCCGCCGGGGGCGTTTACCCGGTCAAAAATAGCTTGAGCCAGTGGGTCAGGCTCGTCTTCTTCATAATTACGGTCGAACACAATGTTCTCCATTTTCTCCATCATTTTACTCACTCCCAACTTTAACAAATCAGTGTTGGCGCAAATTGCGGATGACGGCCATAGAAAGTACATTTAAGTATAGATAGCCCAGCTCATGGATGAAGCCCACATCGACCTCAAGGAAGGTGGTTCTTAGCTGGGCGTAGACAAGGCGGAATAAGTCCATCTCCGGCGGGGTATCAAACAGGTTCAGGCTTTGGATGGCCGTTTCTGCTTCTTCCCATGTTTGGGATGCTTCAATCTCTGAGCTGGTCATGATAGCCGTCAAAATTTCACTGACCGCCAGCTTTCCGTCTACCGGTTCGATTTCGCTTTTGAGCTGACGGAGTACATCTGCCTTCTTCTTGAGAGGGACGATTTTGCAGTTATCGTCAAGCTCAATGGCGATGATCTCTGCAATGCACTCCCGCCAAACCGCATATCCGGCGTTGATGATGCCGTCCTCTTGTTTGGTTGGCGCGTAGTCCATGCAGTATTCGTCATAGAAGCTCTTCCCGTCCAGTTCATGGTGGGCGCAGTAGATGTGCGCCAGCTCATGCAGGAAGATGTGGAGCAGTTCAACCGGATGATAGGGTATGTCCGTGCGGAGCAGGATGCCGTCCTTGCCGCCGTTATCCATCCCGATAAAAGAGGATGCCAGAAAGTCAAAATAACCTTCCTCCTGATACCGGTCGTTCAGCCGGTAAGGGAAATACTTGGAGCAAAACTGCTCGAAAATTTCCTTCTGATCCTCAGTCATGAAACAGGTAAGGATGATGTCATCCCCGGAGAAGCCAGCGTCCATCCTGTCGTTAAAAATCTCTATGGCATGGGCAAGATAGGAGTCATAGTTCAAATCGTTCGTCGCCTCCATCGTAAAGTCTTTATTTCAGGAAGTCGCTCTTATGTTCAATGCGCCGGAGGTCATATCCGGTTTCCGCCAAGTGGGCGATTTTCAATGCGACAAGGTTAATGTCCGTTTCCATCGCCCGGGCGATCTGTTCGGATGTATAGCCATAGTCATAGATGTACTCAAGAATCTCATCGGTGTCGAGCAGGATTTCTGCGGCAACGATGTTCGCCTCATACTCCGGCTTCGTGGTCATGTCATATAACATGAACTCCTGTATTGCACTTCCTTTTGCCAGATTGCGGTGCAACTGGTCATGCCCAAGCTCATGGGCACAGACAATCCGCTGCATCCGTCCGCTCAGGTTTTCGTTTATGAAAATAAATCGGCTGCGCTTGATCACCCGGTACATCCCTTTCAGAGGGCCGAAGTACTCACAGAACATGACCTCAATGCCAAGCTGCCGTGCTATGCTAAACGGATCTCGTGTCCCGCAGCGTTTCACAAGTCTGCTGCCGACCTTCGAGAGATTTTCAGCATTCATCGTCTCACCTCCCGCTGATGGAGGCATCGCAAACAGCGAAACACCTTACTGTTTGCTTGTCCCCTTACGGTATTTCTTCGGAGTGTATTTCTTGTTTTTCTCTTTGGCGATCCAGTAAGCATCGTTCAACGCCTTCATCGCGCCATCGAGCGCTTCATCACTGAGCCGCCCACCGGCAAACATACCGGTCACTTCACTGACAAGCTCGTCAATATCTCTGGCTGCTTTGGAGCCGCCCTGTTCATGAGCCGCTACCACCAGCAAACCGTTTTGCCCAAGCAGATACTCTGGTGTGGTATTCAACGCTTTCGCCAGCTTTTCCACAATATCGAGCTTTGTCGGTTTGCGAGTGCCAAGCTCATAGTGCTGGATGGTTCTCGGTGTCACAGATACTTTTTCGGCGAGCTGCACTTGCGTAAGGTTCGCTTCCAACCTTTTCTCTTTCAGCTTATCCTTGAAACTCATAAGGCACCTCTTTCTAAAAACAATTATGGACACGAACAGAAATTTCGCAAAAGGCATTGACATGAAATATCTGTTCATGCTATGCTGTTATCAACGCGAACGCCCCGTTCGTGATTATGATACCACACGAACAGTGTGTATGTCAACAGGAATACGGAAGTTATGCCCGGTTTTGCGTAACTTTTAGAGCACATGGAGGTAGGCTATGACGAACACACATTGCCGAAAGGCGTATGTCTCGGTCAACTTGGATGTTGACGAAGAAGGAGTATGTCATCCTCGGTTTATCCGTTGGGAAAACGGCCTGATCTTTCAGATTGACCAAATCCTGTACAAATGCCGTGCAGCTTCTAAAAAAGTTGGAGGCGGCGGTATTCGTTATACTGTGATGATCCGTGGGAGGGAATCGTATCTCTTTCAGGAGGGAACAAAATGGTTTGTAGAAGCAAAGGAGGGAGCCAGATGATTTTATCGCACAAAGAGATTGAAGAAATCGCTGCGGCGGTCACAAAAGATTTTAACGAGTTCTTTTTCGGACCCGATACGGATGGGAGGCGATTGCCTCGCGGTACGCCGATTGACCAGTTTGCCCGTGAATATCTCGGCCTGAATGTTTCGTTCGCTTATCTGTCTGAGGACGGAAGCATCTGCGGACTGACCGCTTACACCGATACCGAGTACATCGTGGAGGACAGAGGCTTTCAGCGCAAAATCCCGCTGCACCGAAACGAAGTTCTGATGGACAGGAACTTTATCGAGCCTTCACAGATTCGCAAGCTCTGCGGGAAAAGGCGGTTTACACTCGCCCATGAGTGCGCCCATCAAATCCTGTTCCAGATGGAGACAGACAAAATCCGGGAAGCTTGTCGGCGGAAATACTCCGCCCGGACAGCCTATTCGCTCCGGGAGCTAAAGACCCGCGAGGACTGGAATGAATGGCAAGCCAATGTCTTAGGCGCGGCCATCCTGATGCCCCAGCGGGAAATTGATCTTGCCGTTGCGTACTATGCCAGAGGCCGGAAACTCGTCAGCTATGATGGAACTTATGCCTATTGGGATAAGGTTGCCCTTGATATGATCTGCCAGCAGTTCGGCGTTTCCAAGACAGCCGCAGTCATCCGGCTGAGACAGCTCGGCCACTTGGAAACACGGCCATACAGCGAGTACAACGATCCTTTGGAGGTGTGGGCATGAAGAAAAGCATTCGTGTCTCAGAGCCTTCACCGGAGATGCAGGAGAAAATCCGAAGGGCGCGATGCGCCATTGTCAACCAGAAGATGCGCATGGTGAAATGTCCATATTGTGGGCATAACGCTATCGCTGTATTCGAGGATTCCCGTGGTCACATATAGGCCAAGTGCAAAGCCTGTGGCCGGGAAACCGTATTTGATGTGATCAACATGAGACGGTTATACCTCCGCCTTCACAGAAGGTAAGGAGATAACAAATACAATTCAATATTTTATAGCTGTGCTGTGGAGCCGCTGATTGGTGAGTCTTCCTAATGCCGCATGAACAGAGTTTTCTAAGCTCTGTTTTATCGGTATGGGAAGATCAGCTCACCGTCATGCGGCTCTTTTTTAGTCTTGTCCATCCGCTGCTCCGAGCCAGCGGAAAGGACAAGACAATGAAAAGAATCCCCAAAACACCCATCGAGTTCGATTACGACCTCTGGATTTCCGAGGATGGCAAGTGCATGGTGCGCGTGAAGGCCACCGGCGAGACTACGGAGGTTGACCTTGAGGTCATGAAAGCACTCCGCAATGAGGAAAAGAAGCTCCGGCGCTCCTACGATACCGGGGGAGCATCTGACTGCGAAGACAGCGAGGAAACGCAGCCTTCCACTGTGCTGTCGCTGGACGCTGTGCCGGAAGATGATGTAAAGGCATCCGCATGGCTGGAGTCCCCGGAAAAGATGGAAGAAGACATTATCACCGGCTTGCTCGAACAGGAATTTATCCGCAGCCTGACTAAGCCGCAGCTTGATGTGTACATGAATTGTATGCGCGGCAACATGAGTATGCTGTCGTATGCCAAGCAGAACGGCCTTTCGTTTTCCACTGTCAAAGACACGCGGGATGCGATCAGAAAAAAATTCAAAAAAATTTTTTGAGAGACCCGCTAATTCGCTCAAAAAATGTCCGTTGTAAAGTGAAGGGGTCAATCAAGACCGGCTTCACAGTACCTTGAAAACAGAATATCCAGTGCTGCGGATCTTTCCTCTTTTCTCGAAGCGACTTGCCTTCTGCCGCCAAGATCTTCCTCACGGAAGCGAGCGATCAACAGAGAGGCTAAACTGCCGTGTGGTGCGGCTGTTCGCCATGATGGAGAAGTTGGGTATAATGATACTTCCGTCCCCGGATTGCCGGGGGCGGCTCGGAGCGTTCCTCGGAGGGGTGAGAGTCCCATGATACCGATTAACCGTTGGTAGTCCGTAGCATTCCCGGAGCCGCAAGGCTCTTCCGGCAGGGGTGCGAGCTGCAAATATGCCGGAACACGAAACAAACCAATTAGCTGCATTCAGCATACAAGTTTTCAGGATGAAAACTATGTGGCGGAGTGTCCCTAACCGGCGCTCCGCCATATCCTTTTGTCCTGAATACAGTTCACATCATCAGGGAGGTGTTTGTAATATGATGAGCGTAGAAACCATGAGAAGCGTCAACCCGAAGACGGTTGACCGCAGTACCCTTGTCCAGCGGGACAGCATCCGGCTTGAGCCTGCGGCTGCGCAGGATGACCGGCTGCGGGATTTTATCCGACAGATCAGAAACCCGTATTGCTATCTGGACGGGAAGACCGTCGTGAAGATCAGCTTCTCGAAGACAGACACCACCTTGGAGGACTGTCTGGAACATTATCTGAGAGGACTTTGATTATGAACAAACTGAATCTTTTCGCCCGGTTCTATGGACAAGCGATTGAGCCTGTGATACAATGAAGTCAGGTCAAAAAAGAATACACGGACTAAGCCGCTGCCTTTGAGGGTCATGTGGCTTTATCGTGTTTTCCTCATACAAGAAGCAGAAGCCTTCGTCTTTCTGATTTGATGTATCACACCAAACAGAAAACGGAGGTTATTTTTATGCCCGGAAAAGTTTACCGGACGGCGATTTACTGCCGCCTGTCCCGTGAAGACGGGGACAAAGTTGAAAGCAACTCCATCGCAAGCCAAAGAGCCATTTGCGAGGACTACATTGCACGGCATGACGATTTGGAAATCGTCTGTGAGCCGTTCGTTGACGATGGTTATAGCGGCGTTTCCTTCAATCGTCCAAACTTCAAAAAGCTCGAAGACGCAATCCGCAAAGGCGCGATTGACTGCATCGTGGTCAAAGACCTCAGTCGCTTTTCGAGGAACTACATCGACGGCGGTCGGTATCTGGAAAAGATATTCCCGCAGCTCGGCATCCGCTTTATCGCGGTCAACGACGCTTACGACAGCCTGACCGGCGATCCGCAGTCGGATTCCTTTGTCATCCCGTTCAAAAACCTCATCAACGACTCCTACTGCAAGGATATATCCATGAAAATTCGATCCAGCTTGGAGGTCAAGCAAAAGAACGGTGAGTTCGTCGGGGCGTTCGCTCCCTATGGCTACAAGAAATCGCCGGATAACAAAAACCAGCTCATCGTCGATGAGGCCGTCAGCGAGTATGTGCAGATGATCTTTGCCATGTACAAGGATGGCTTCTCCATCGGTCGCATTGCCGCAAGGCTGAATCAGATGGGTGTGCTTTCCCCTATGGAGTATAAGCATTCGGCGGGGGTGAAGTTCGATACCGTCTTCAAGACCGGCGACACTGCAAAGTGGACTTACAAGGCTGTCCAGCGCATCCTCACTAATGAGGTATATATCGGTGTCCTTGCCCAAGGCAAGCGCGGTACGCCAAACTACAAGGTGCGCGTTGTGCAGCCGAAAGACGAAATCGAGTGGGTCAAGGTCGAGGGGGCGCACGAAGCACTTGTTTCCTATGAGGATTTCATGGCCGTCAAGACCATGATGAAGCGGGATATGCGCTGCTCGCCTGATCAGGATGAGGCACACCTGTTTTCCGGCTTCCTGTTCTGTGGGGACTGCCAGCAGTCTATGACACGCAAGACCGTCCCGTCGAAGACAAAGAAATACATCTACTATGTCTGCTCAACGAATAAGCATAACCGGACCTGCAGCCCACACAGCATCAGCGCAAAAGAGGTTGAGGAAAAGGTGTTCCGTGCCATCCATGACCAGATCGAGCTTGTGGTCAATCTGGAAAAAGCGCTTGAGATGATCGAGCGGCTTCCTTCTCAGAACCGCAAGGCATTCAACTATGAAGCGCAGATTGCGAAGCTCGAAGAAGAGATTGAGCGCTATCAGAAGCTCAAGCTCCGGCTCTATGAAGACCTCTCGGATGGGATCATCGACAAGTCGGAATACTTTGAGTTCCGCAACAGCTACACCAAAATCATTGAGGAAAAGCAGGAAGCTCTTCTTCGGGTGAAGAAGGAAATGAAGCAGTCGGTCGCAACCGGGGCTACGGAACGGAACTGGGTCACGCTCTTCAAGCAGTATGAAAACATTGAAGAGCTGAACCGCCGCGTCCTCATGGCGCTGGTTGACCGCATCCTGATTTATGAGGATCACGCGATAGAGATTGTCTTCAAGTACAAAGACGAGTATCAGCAGACACTTGAATATGTTCTCGGCTATGCCGACGAACTTGCCGTTGCCGGATAAAGGAGGGATGAGCGCATGGCACGAAAAAGCAGAAAAGTCGCAGCCGCAGAGCCGGTTTGCGAAGCAGCACCGCTGCAAATCTTCCCGACAGCCATTTATGCCCGTCTCTCCGTGGAGAATAGCGGCAAATCTGAGAAGGTGGATGTCATCACCAATCAGATTGAGATATGCAAGTCCTATATTGCCGGTTGCCCGTATCTCGATCTCGTCGATGTCTATGTGGATAACGGACGGACGGGGACGGTTTTCGACAGGCCTGAGTTTAACCGCCTGATGACTGACATCAAGAGCGGCAGGATCAAATGCCTTGTAGTCCGCGATCTCAGCCGTTTTGGCCGTGACTACATAGAAACCGGAACCTACCTTGAGCGCATTTTTCCACAGATTGGCTTGCGGTTTATTGCAATCAAGGAACACTACGACAACTTTGATACGGACGGCTCAAATGAGAGCCTGATGATCCCGCTGCAAAACATGATCAACGCCCTGTACTCGAAGGATATTTCACGGAAAGTCTCCACCGCTTTGAAAGCACAGATGGAGCAAGGGACCTTCCAGAAGCGCAATCTTCCGTACGGCTACCGGTGGAATGAAGACCATACAAACATGGTTATTGACGAAGAGACAGCGCCGTATGTGCGGCTCATGTTCCAGTGGAAAATCGAGGGCTGGTCAATCCCGATGATCCTTAACGAGCTTGACCGGCTGGGTGCGCCAAATACGGAGCTGCGGAAACGCCAGAACGGAACCCGCAAAGGCGACGGCTGCTCCTGCAAAGGCTGGTACAGTTCAACGCTGTACGGCATCCTGAGCAATCCGCATTATGTGGGTGATACCGTTCTTGGCCGCTCCATGAAGGCGATCTACAAAGGCATCAAATCCCATAATGTCAAGGACAAGGATAAGTGGATTGTATTCCCGAACACACACGAAGCGCTTATTTCCCGTGAAGACTTCCAGAAGGTGCAGGACATCCTCCAAGCGGCTTCTGAGGCTCGCCAGACGAGTATGCAGAAAACCGAGGAAATCCGGGCAACGCTTGTCAACCTGTTCGAGGGGAAAATCGTCTGCGCTGATTGCGGGAAGAAGATGTACTTCCACCGCAAACGGATCGACAAGGACAAGCGGAAGCGCTGGTATGCCTACTATGAATGCAGTACCTCAGTAGGTCGGCGTTACGAGCACTGTACTTCCCATTACACAAGGCAGGACACGCTTGAAGCGAATGTACTTGCAGCGATCCAGCTTCAAGTCGAAGCAGCGCTTGATTATGACAAGCTGCTGGATAAGCTCAGGGGCAGCGAGGGCGAGAAAAACATCCGCGATCAACAGAATGCCCTCATTACAAGCCTGAATCTGCGGCTCAACGGCGTTTCTAAGAAGCGGACACGCCTCTACGAGGATTATGCCGAGGGACTTCTGGATGAAGCGGAATACTCCTTTGCCAAGAAGAGCTATGACGAACAATACGCTGACCTGTCCCGCCGTCTGGACGAGGCAGTACAGCGTCGGAGCAAGTTCGACGAAGCTATGTCGGTCGATAACAAGTGGATTACCTTGATGAAATCCGTCAGCACGGCAACGCAGCTCTCTCAGGATTTGGTAGACGAGTCTGTTGAATTGGTCAAAGTCCATGAGGGCGGCGCTGTGGAACTGGTCATGAAGTACGGTGACATCTACGAGCTGACCATTCAGAGTATCAAAGAAGTTCAGGAGGCGATGTAAATGAACAAAGACTACACAATCGGCATCTACATCCGCCTCTCTATGGCTGATGAAGATGCCGGCAACGGAAGCAAGGCCGAGAGTGACAGCATCGGCAACCAGCGTATGCTCATCAACCGCTACCTTGACAATCATCCGACGCTTTCCAAATATCCGAGGCTTGAGTTCGCGGATGATGGCTATACCGGGACAAATTTTCATCGTCCTCAGTTCTCGGCGATGATGGAGAAAGTCCGGCACGGGGAGATCAACCTGATCTGCGTCAAAGATTTTTCCCGCTTTTCTCGTGATTACATCGAGACGGGCAATTATCTCGAATGCACTTTCCCGTTCATGGGCGTTCGCTTCATCTCCATCAACGACGGGTATGACAGCGACGATTACAAGGGAACAACCGGCGGTCTTGAGGTTGTCATGCGCAGCATCATCTATGCGGCGTACAGCAAGGATCTCTCGGTCAAAACGACAACGGCCAAAATCCAGATGATGAAGCAGGGCAAGTATGTGGGCGGGTACGCTCCCTACGGCTATGTGCTTCACCCGGAAATCCGCAACAAGCTCAAGCTTGACCCGGAGGCCGCTGAGGTCGTGCGCAGGGTCTTCGATGAAGCCCTTGAAGGAAGGAATACCTCACAGATTGCCCTTAGCTTGAACGATGATAACATCTCGACGCCCGGGCAATATTTCAAAGACAAACATCCTGACAAGAAGAAGTATAGTCGCATGAGCGAAAAGATAAGCTGGACAGCCTCTATGGTCTACAAGATCCTGACGAGTTATGTTTACACTGGGGCAACGGTCGGCCACAAGCGAAAATCCGGCGGCGTAGGTTCTCGGAAAACTATTTCTCAAAAGAAAGAGGACTGGATCATCGTCGAAGGGATGCACGAAGCGATTGTCAGCAAGGAAGAGTTTGAGTTGGCTCAGGCAGTCATCCGGGGCGGTGAGAAGAATCCCAAACGGAATCTGCGCTATTATCCCCTCAAGGGTCTTGTGTGCTGCGGCAACTGCAAACGCGCCCTTACCCGGCGAAAGCTCCGAAATGAGAGCGGATATTTCTATCAGTGTACCCACTCAACACATGACCGCGATACGGATTGTTCGGTTGGTGAAAGATACAGCGAGGCATGGATTGAGGACACTGCTTACAAAGCGATTGGGCAAATGCTCACACTGGTTGAAAAGAAAGCTGTCAAAGAACACGAGATCAGCAAGCGCAGGAAATCTGCCATCTCAGAATGCGCGGATGCAATCCGTGATTTGCAGAAACAGTACGAACAGCTCAAGGCAGTGAAGCTCCGGCTGTATGAGAAATACACTTCCGGCAGCATCACAAAGGCCGAATATCTCAAGCGGAAAGCAGAAACAGACACGAAGATGTCTGAGAATGAAGAAGCAATCCAGCGAGGTCATCAGCGGATGCAGGAGCTTGATTCTGAACATCCCTGTTCGGATGAAAGGCTTGATGCGGTGCTCGGCGAATACCAGAAAGGCGAAGGGCTTACATACGAGCTTGCTCATGCTCTAATCTCCGCTATCTATGTTCATGGGCATGACAGCATCGAAATCGTCTGGAAGTTCAAAGACATCTTTGAGGATGCAGAAATCTAATAGGCTGAATGTTACAAGCCGTTCATGGGTGGTCTTCCACCTATGAACGGCTTGTAAAATCTCAAAAATTTTTTAGTTCCTACTTGACACAAGAAGATTTATCCCGTCTGGGAAGAAACTATATCCTGACCGGTCAGTACACGGAAATCTATTTCCCCAGCAAGGGAGTAC